TAAGAAGAGTGAAAGTAAAAGACCTAAATTAGGAGCTGCGAACACAGCTAGTTGAGTTAATGGTCTATTATAAAATGTCTTATCCTATAGGCTTACATAAAGAATGTGAGATACAATTAGATGATAAAAGTAATAGGATAATTACTCCTGATGAAGAATATTACCTTGATGATCACACTTACTGTTACTTATATATGTTAAGTAATGAAGTGATAGCAAATATATATAGAAGATTAAATGAAGAAAACGAAGGCTAAAATAGTTGCATATGATCCTGAGATATATCCGGTGTATTTATATGTTGGAACAGTAGAATGTTTGAATGAAGCTAATAAGTTGTTTGACGGTTATGATACAATGCAAGATGCTTCGAATGATCAAAATCCAGGAGACATCGTAGTATCAAATGATAATGTAGATGGTATAACAGTGTGTGTTAGAGAAAAGAAAACAGGAGCAGTTGGCTTACTTGTTTTGATTAATACTAAATTAGCTAAGAACACAGTATCTGAAGTAGTTCCCCATGAATCAGTTCATGTCGCAGATGGTATATTCGATTACTTAGGAATAGTTAAAAGTAACTATGAGCATGGTAATGAACATTATGCTTACTTAGTTGGTTGGGTTGCAGGAAGAATTAGTAATTACTTAATTAATTACACAAATAAAGAAAATAATAATGGAACAGACAATGAAATTTGAAGAATCAGTATTGAAATTTAAGAAACTTAATTATGTTGAAGGAGTAGATGAAAACGGTACTCCAATTATTAAAGAATCTAACGGTGTATTACCTGTTAAAGCTCACGCAACAGATGCAGGCTATGATATTACGGCTACCAGATTAACACAAGAATTGGATGAGGCTAATAAAGTAATACTGGTATATCATACTGATGTTGCTGTAGAAATTCCAAAAGGATATGTAGGTCTACTTATGATGCGTAGTTCTGTAGCAAAAAAATCATTGATGTTGACTAATTGTTGTGGAGTTATAGATGAAGGTTATACTGGTGAATTAATGATGAAGTTCAAACTTACTACTGATGCATTGCCTAGAGTATACCAGATTGGTGAAAAGATTGGTCAGCTTGTAATTGTACCTTGTTTCCATGGTGAACCAGTATTTGTAGAAGAATTAAGTAGTACTGATAGAGGTGAAAATGGCTATGGAAGTACTGATAAGAAAGAGAAAAGTGGTACAGATTTGATCTTAGAAACTAAAGAATTAGCAAAAAATGAACATAACACTGGAGAGTCTACAACAGGAAATAGCGAAGTATCAGGAGATAATAGGTAAATATAGAACTAATCCTGAATATGTGAATCCTAACTGTCCACTGGACACAGCCATAGAAATAGTGGATAGACTTACAAGAGAATATTATCTAAATACTAGAAAGATATGATAATCATAACAGAAAGCATGATGTATTTATGGATTGCTATGATAATTAGGTTGTGGAGTATTCTACTCATGTAATAAAATACTAAAATAAACAATATGAAAAATATAATTGACGGCAAATTAAAAGTATGTATTACTGGTGACAGTATGGAAAACATACAGGTAAGAGAACTAGAGAAAAAGTGCGGTTTCTATATTGATGAAACATACATTGCTGAAGAAGACGGAGAAGTACTTATCGATGGAGAACTAGTTCCGTTTAAAGCAGGTGATATACTAGCAATATATGGTACATGGGTTAAAGGTAACAGCGATAGATTAGAGTATCAGACAATTGTTATTCCTAGTACAGATCAGTTGGCTATTTCGTTAAAAAAGACTATAAAAAAGACTATTAATGAAGCAGCTTCATGAAGAAAATCCACCAATTGAAGAGGATTTTAACCCCTGGAGTGATAAAGATAGAGCCGTATGAAGCTATTTGACATACTTGGAGGTAAAGTAGTAATACACTCAGATGCTTTAGGTATCCCATGCTTTAAAAAGGTGTGGGATGCTGACAAGCCTGATAAAGAGCATGCTACTAATATAATCAGTTACATAGTATTAAAGAATAAATGGGATAGTCCATATGTACTTAGTTCTGATAAAGAGAATATTGAACCAAGGCTTAAGAAACAACTACTAGGTGATGCTAATTATAAGCTGACTCCAGATGAAATACAATGTGAAAAAGAATTCATAGGATTTCAAAATACTAATACTTTACAAATGCTAACTAATATGCGATTGAAGTTAGATAGTATTAGTAAGTACTATAGAGATTCACTAGATGAAATACTAGACGAGAAGAAGATTAAAGATATTTTAGCTGGCATGACAAGTGTAGGCAATGTTTATAAATCATTAGACTTACTTGAGAAAGCAGTTAAGAGTGAAGAGTTATCTAGTACTAAAGTAAAAGGTAATGCTGATATTAATCCTTATGAATTAAATTAATTTGTTTAAAAAAAACATTACATGGAAACTAGTATAAAATTAAGCGTTTTATTGAGTATTAACACTGAAAATAATATGAAGAACAATTTTACAATGCCAGATGTAGTTCTGGATCTTACAGACGAGAATAAAGATATTTTTGAAGCTATTGCAGAATGTGAAGCTAAACGCCAAGATCTGTTGCATTCTCCGTGGTATAAGAGAATCTTTAAACCTGTAAAACGTAGTTTGAAGAAATAACTATTCAATAGTAAAGTTATGACTAGACATAGCTTGAGTGTCTTAAAAGAAGTCAAGCATATATTGCCCTATGGTGTACCGGCTGTGCACATCTGTCTCTAAAACAGAAGGTCTCCGTTCGACCCGAGAGTAGGGCTACCAACAACGTAGGTTAGAGATGCGTATAAAATATATAAATTTATGAATACAAAAATTTGTACAAAATGCGGATTAGAAAAACCTATAAGTGAATTCAATAATAACAGAACCAAATCTGATGGTAAACAATCTGAGTGTAAAGAATGCCACAAGTTACTTTGTTCTAAGTACTATGGATAGAATAAATCTAGATATAGAAATAATTCAAAGAACAAAAGAGAAGCTATAAGAAATTATCTAAATATTATAAAATCAACAGGTTGTGCATTGTGTGATGAAAAAGATGTAGCATGTTTAGATTTTCATCATTTAAGAGACAAAGATTACACAATTGCAGATTTAGTACGAAATGAAAATTTTAGTAAAATTAAAGAAGAAATTACTAAATGTATTGTGTTGTGTGCCAATTGCCATAGAAAGGTTCATTATTATGATTTAAACATTGAAGATGAGCGCGCATCAACGTAACCACCTAAGTCACTTACTATTTGATCCAATAGTAAACACAGCTAATGATGGTCCTAATCGTAAGTAGGCACTTTTATAGAGTTAAGTGGTATAACTCTATTATGGCGGGATGTAGCAGTTGGTAGCTAGTCAGGCTCATAACCTGAAGGTCGTTGGTTCGAGTCCAACTCCCGCAACATTTAGGGAGGTTAAATACCTCCCTTTTCAATATTTAAATATGGAAGATAAGGTATTACTTAAAGAAGACTATCCTGATATACTTGGTGATTGGATGTGGGAAAGTGATTACTTAGTATGGAAAAAATATTGTGAAGATAGACGTAAACAATTTGAGGATTGGATATTCGGAAAAGAAGATAATGGAAGACAGATAGATAGTAAGCAAGATTGATTTTTATAAGCCTATTAAGAATAGCAATAAGTTCAGAAAGCCAGCTCTATAGTATATAGAGACTGGCTCTTATTGTTCCTACCCTAAGAATACTACAGAGTATTTTCAATTCTGGGACAAGGAAATTAGATATTGTATAGATGGTTATACTGCTGAAGACGGTGATTGGATAAGCGGGTATAACTATTTTTATTTGAACTATTGTCCTATCTCTAGAGTAGTGTATGAAACATATACAGATAGATTTGGTAATCAAAAGAAACGTAAAGTAAAAAAAGTAGAATTTGCTGATTTCTGGGATTATGATTACTATTACTTTACTGCTATATAGGAAGCTGAAGAATCAGGTACACATATGTGTGTACTAAAAGCCAGACGTCGTGGTTACTCCTTTAAAGGTGCAGCTATGGCTTGCCGTAACTATTATCTAATACCGGATAGTAAAACATACATATATGCGTCAAACAAACAGTATCTTACCGAAGATGGTATTCTTACTAAAGCGTGGGACTACATGGACTTTATTGATAAGAATACAGCTTGGGGTAAGAAAAGATCTGTTAATACTTAGATGCGTAAACGTGCAGCAGTTAATGTTAAAGACGAGTATGGTAATGAAATAGAATTAGGTTACAAATCCGAAATCATTGGTGTTACTCTAAAAGACAATCCTGACGTAGTACGTGGTAAATCTGGTAAGCTTATCTTATTTGAGGAAGCAGGTTCATTTAGTGAACTAGGTGCAGCATGGCAGATTGCTAGACCTTCTGTAGAACAAGATGGTGTAGCATATGGTCTTATGTTGGCATTTGGTACTGGCGGTGATCCGTCTTCAGCATTTGATACATTGAAGGATATGTTCTACAATCCTAAAGGTTATAACTGTTTAGGCTTCTAGAATATATGGGATGAAAACCCAGGAGATAAACCGTGTGGATTCTTTGTACCACAGTATACTAATATATCTGATGTGGACGATAATGGTAATCGTCTGTATATGGATGTAGATGGTAATACTTTGCATAAAAAGTCTATAGACAGAATATTAGACTTACGTAGAGATGTAATAGAAAATGCTACTAGCACTACAGCTGTAGATAGATATGTAGCAGAGCGACCCATTACACCTGCTGAAGCAATGCTCGAATTTAATGGTAATATCTTCCCTAAGAAAGAATTACAAGCACATTTAGCTATGATTCGCACCAATCGTAGCCTACAAAATCACAAACAAGTAGGCGATTTAGTATTTGGTGAAGATGGTTTACTTAAGTGGATACCTAAGAAGAGAGGCGATATTACTAAATATCCGTTAAGTAAAGATGATGATCCTACTGGTTCAATAGTAATATGGGAACACCCAGTATAGGATGCACCTGTTGGATTATACATAGCTGGTATGGACCCATATGACCATGATTAGGCTGGTACTAATTCATTAGGCTCTATGTTCATTTACAAGCGATTCTAGAGCTTTGAAGAGTATTACGATATAATTGTTGCTGAGTATACTGGAAGGCCTTCTACCGCAGAAGAATACTACGAGAATGCACGTAAACTATTACTTTACTATAATGCTAGATTAATGTATGAAAATGAGCGTAAAGGTATATTCCCATACTTTACTGCTAAACATTGTGACTACTTACTAGCAGATCAACCTGATATCATTAATGATATTGTTGGTAACTCTAAAGTATAGCGTAGAAAGGGTTGCCATATTAATAAGTAGATTAAGGACTGGGGGGAAGGTATGATAAAAGATTGGCTTAATGAAGAGTATGCTCCAGGCAAAAAGAACTTAACCAAGATACTATCAGAACCGCTATTGGAAGAACTTATAGGTTATAATGACAAAGGAAATTTCGATAGAGTGTGTGCGTTAATATAGCTAATGATTTATAAAGAACAACTACATAATTTAGTTGTTAAAGAAAAGACTAAAGAGAATAGGAATAGGATATTATTTGATGGACCAATATTTGCGCAACAGTGGTCAGATGAACCAAGTATGCCTAACCTATTTAATGATTCAAATACGTATACGTTTTAATTATGAATAAAGAAATTTGGAAAGACATTCCTGATTTTCCTGGGTATTAGGCATCTAATATTGGTAGAATAAAATCTACTAGTAGGACTATATATGTCAATAATGGCAAAAGATCATATAGTTATACTATTTCCAGAGAAAATAATGCGGTCGACTGTACGAAAACAGTATTTATGTGTAACATTATGTTTACATGGCAAACATATAAATACCATTGTGCACAGATAGTGGCAAAATCTTTTTTACCAAATCCATACGATTATCCAGAAGTAAACCATAATCTAGAGTGGTGTAGTAGGCAATATAATAAAAATTACGGTACTGGAAACAAAAGAAGTGCAGATAATAGAAGTATAAAAATTATTCAATATTCTAATAACTTTTATAAAGAATGGAATAGTATGAATGCTGCTGCAAGGTATTATAATATAGCAGTAGCTTCTATAAAATCAGCATGTGATAGAGGACATAAATGTTGTAAATATTATTGGAAATATAGTGAGTAATATGAAAAATTTAAATTGCATGCCTGCTCAAAAAATACCAGCAAGTAAGAAAACAGAAGACTGGAAACAGCAAAATGTAGACTATATTATCGGTCACAGTGCCTCTTCCAGAAATGGTAATAGTAGGAGTAGGGAAGAAGAGATGCAGACATACTATGATCTGTATAATAGTATATACAATGAAAAAGATCTAAAGTATGTTACTAACCCATTTAAACAAGATGATGGGTTTCCTGCAACTGCTTAGGATTATAATATTATTAAACCAAAGATAGATCTATTACTTGGGGAAGAGACTAAGCGCCCGTTCAACTTTAGAGTAGTAAGAACTAGTGATATTGCTACTAGTAATCTATAGGATAAAGCTAAGCAATTACTTATTGATTATGTATAGGCATCTATTATGTCCAAACTTGGTCCCGAAGAGTAGGCTAGATATCAAGAGGCTTTACAGTCTGGTGAGATAATGACACCTGAGTAGATACAGAAATATTTAACAAAAGATTATAAAGATATTGCAGAAATTGCAGCACAGCATAGTCTAAACTATTTGAAGCAGAAGTTAAATGTTACACATGAATTCTTCAAGGGGTGGAAGGATGCATTGATAGCTGGAGAAGAGATTTACTATGTAGGAGTAATTAATGGGGAACCTTATGTTGAAAGAGTAAATCCACTGAGTTTCAGTTATGAACAATCTGCTGATTTAGAATTCATTCACGAAGCATCTTGGTGCTGTCGTAAAATGAATATGTCTGCTACTGAGATCTATGACAGATTCTATGATAAAATGTCAGAGAAGTAGTTAAACGAATTGCTGGATATGATGGATGATGGTACTAGAGGAGGACTGAATCCACAGGTTCGTAAGACATCTTTAGACTATCCACATATTAAAACTAGAACTATTAATGGTTTTAGTTCTAACCCATTTCAAAACGCCGATAATATCAATGTATGGCATTGTTGTTGGAAATCGTTTAAGAAGATTGGATTTGTTACTATCATTAACCCTGAAACTGGGGTAGAAGAAGAATTTGAAGTAGATGAAAGTTATAAAGTTACAGGTAGGGAAGTTAACGTAGAATGGACATGGATTATCGAAGTATGGGAAGGATACAGAGTTGGAGAAGACCTGTATATAGGTATACAGCCAGTTGAGTATCAACATATCTCAGCTGATAACCCTAATTCGCAAAAACTGCCTTATACTGGCGTAGTATACAACAATACCAATAGTTCTCCTAGGTCCTTGGTTAGTATGATGAAACCATTACAGTATATGTATATTGTAATATGGTATAGACTTGAACTAGCAATGGCTAGAGATAAAGGTAAAGTGGTAACCATGGATATTACTTAGATACCTAAAAGTATGAATATTGATGTAGCAAAATGGATGCATTACTTAGGTGCTTTAGGCGTTAACTTTGTAAATCCGTATGAAGAAGGATGGGATATACCTGGTAGAGAAGGTGGTAAGCCATCACAGTTCAATCAAATTACCGCATTAGATCTTACTATGGCTAATACTATTGATCAATACATTAACCTGATGGATAAGATTGAATCAATGGTATCTGAGATTACTGGTGTTACTAAACAAAGAGAAGGAGCAATTTCATCTAATGAATTAGTGGGTAATGTTGAAAGATCCGTAGTACAATCTGCCCACATTACTGAACCGTTATTCTGGGTTCACAATCAAGTGAAGAAAGAAGTATTAAGTATGTTACTCAATACTGCTAAATTTGCATGGAAAGATAGCGATAAGAGATGTATACATTATGTGTTAGATGATGCTACACGTGCATTCTTGACTCTTAATGATGACTTCTTCTATGAAGATATGGATATCTTTTTGGATGATTCTACTAAGAATCAGCAACAGTTAGAAGCACTTAAACAGCTTATGCAGCCTGCTATGCAGAATGGTGCTAGTCTATTAGATATCGCCGAAATCATTACAATGGATAACATTAATATGATTAAGAATCGCTTAGAAGATATTGAACAGAAGCGTATGGAACAGCAGCAAGCTTTGGAAGAGCAACAGGCTCAGAGAGAACAGCAGATGATCCAAATGCAAAATGAAGTTAAGGAAGAGGAATTGATGATAAAAGAAGCAGAGATGGATCTTGAAAAGTATAAGATAGATACAGATAATGCTACTAAGATCACAGTTGCTCAGCTTCAAGCATATAGAGGTTTAGAGGATCAAGATCAGAACGATAATGGTATACCCGATACTATGGAAATAGCAGCACAAGCTTTGGCTGAACGTAAGTAGGCATCTGAAGAAGCAGGTAAACAATTTGAATTCAATGCTAAGATACGTGAACAGTAGATGAAAGAGAAGATTGAAGATAAGAAGATTCAGCTTGAAAGAGAGAAGTTGACAGCTGCTTAGAAACTACAAAAACAAAAGGATGAAGCAGCTATGCAAAGAGAAAAACTTAAAGCAAAAACATCCCTGAAAAACAAAGTGGTAGGAGAGAAGTAATGGAAAAACTAGATCAATAGATAAGTGTAGTAAATAATAGATTATTACTGCCTTTGAAAGTAAATGGTAAATCTGTATACTTTTTAGTAGATACTGGCGCTTCTATTGCTTTAGTGGATATAACAAAAACTAAAGAATTAGGATATAAACTTGGCAGTAAACTATCTTCTACTATTGTAGGAGCTGGTGGAGAAGCATCAGAAGTTTATCATACTAAAGATTTAGATGTAGACTTAAATGGTCATAAGTTGTATCAGTTTGTAGCTACTAATATAGATAATATAAAGAAGTCTATTAAACAAAATACAGATTATGAAATATTTGGTATACTTAGTCTGAAACAGATGCAAGATATTGGTATGATTATCGATACTGCATCTGGTAATATTTACTTTAAAGAAAAGGAGAATTAATTATGGCATGCGGAGGAAAGAAATCCAGCTCTACTAAAAGTAAAGGTGGAAAGAAAAGCAAATAATTATGGATAAACAAGCATTTAAATAGAGAATGCGCAACCTAAAGTCTTACCGGGAAAATAATCCCGGTAAAGGCTATTGGGATTGGAAAGTGCAAACCTTTGAAGATGGCGGAGAAGTAGGTGGTAAAAAAGAACCTCCTTATCCTTCTTTCTACAATGGTCGTAGAGTAAATCCTTGGACTGGACAACCTATAGCAACAGGTGCTTTAAAGCCTGCTGTAGACCTTGAAGATTTTGCTAATTTAACTCCAGTAGGAGATGTAATTACAGTTAATGAAATGGGTAATGCAGCTGCTAAGAAAGATTGGAGCGGATTAGGTTGGGCTAGTTTAGGACCATTGCCTATAGTCGGTTCTAAAGGTTCTAAGGCAATTAAAGCTGCTATTTAAAGGAGCAGAAAGAACTGCTAGTGGTGGTATCCATATAAAGAAGAAAAACAGGGGCAAATTTAATGCTTTAAAGAAAAGAACAGGAAAATCTACTGAAGAGTTAACTCACAGTAAGAATCCTCTAACAAGAAAAAGAGCAATCTTTGCATAGAATGCGAAGAAATGGAATAAAGGTAGAAAAAAGAAAAAATAAAACAATATAGTTATGGAAAAAAACACATTGAATGGATTTGAAGTATTTAGTAATTTCAATCCTAATGTAGGTAAAAATTCTGATGATATTGACATAGATCCCAGCAAGATTGAAGAGTCTTTTGAAGAGATGTCTGACGAAGAGTTAGAGCAAGTAAAAAATATTGCTAAACAAAAGAAGACTCTTAAAATCGAAGACGATGAAGAGGAAGAAGTAATAGAGGACGAAGAGGATACTGAAGAAAAGGAGGAACCTAAGAAATCTAAGAAAGCTTCTAAACAAAAAGAAAAAGAAGTTGAAGAGGAAGAGGAAGACGAAGAAGATGACTCTGATGATGACAATGAAGAAGGAGATGTACAGGTTACTTCTTTCTTCAAAGCATTAGCTGAAAAGATGAACTGGGAAATTGACGATGAAGACGAAGTTCCTCAAACAGCGGAAGAGTTAATTGAGTACTTCCAAGAAGTAATTGAAGAAGCATCTGTACCTACTTATGCTAATGAAGAAGTAGCTAAGTTAGACGAGTTTGTAAGGAATGGTGGAGATATTCGTGATTACTTATCTATTGATGCTCCTCTAGATTTGGATGATATTGACATTGAAGATGATGAAGTAAATCAGAAAGCTGTACTTAAAGAATTCCTTAAAGAGAAAGGATTCAATAGTAAACAGATTGAGAAGAAACTGACTAAATATGATGAAGCTGGTATTCTTTCAGATGAAGCTGAAGATGCTTTAGAGGCTCTTAAAGGTATTAGAGAAGAAAAGAAACAACAGCTATTGGAGGATCAGAAAAAGCAGGCAGAGACTGCTAGAAAGAACCAACAGGCATTTTTTGACAACGTTGTCAAGGAAATAAAAGGCCTAGATAATATACGTGGTATTGCTATTCCTGCAAAGGATAAACATGTTCTGCTGGAATACATATTTAGACCTGAAGCTGATGGCAAAACTAGATACCAAAAAGATTATGCTAAGAGTATCAAGAACTTGATTGAGTCAGCTTATTTTACTATGAAGGGTGATACATTGCTAGACATAGCTAAAAAAGAAGGTAAAAAGAAAGCTATAGACAGTTTCAAGAACTCGTTGAAGAATAATAGTGGTATCAATAAGAAATCACAGAAACAAGTAAAATCATCAGAAGATGATACTTCATTATGGTCATCCTTTGCACGCAAACTTCGTGTATAATGATATTAATAAATAAATAAAAATTACTAGTATTTTATGGATAATAATATTCTTAATAATTTAGTACTATACAAAGGCAAAAGATTTTCTGATCTGATTGATACAAATAAGATCTCTTATGCTTCACAGCAAAGTCCTTATCAGGTATCTACTATATTGTCTTATGTATTTGGTACAAAAGACAATGGTTATAGTACTTCTTTAGATATGCTTACCGGTGGTCTTGGAAACGTAATGACTATCGACAAAGCATCTTGGGAATGGCCTGTAATGATTGATGCAGATAGAGCCGTAACAATTAGAGATGCAAAATGGCAGGGAGAAGCCATTAGTGCTACTTCAACAGCTGGTTTAGGTAATACACCTATCATGTTGTGGTTAGAAGAAAACATGTTTGCTTCTGGTGCTATTCTTGAATTTGATAACAAAGAATTCCAGGTACGTGTTTCTGGAGCTCCTTATCAGGATGGTAACCTGTGGGTTTATACTTGTTTTGTAGCAGACGGTAAACCTTCTTCTTATATTCCTCACGATCTGTTAACAGCTGGTTGTCAAGTATCTCGTCTTGCTTCTGCTTATGAAGAGTACTCAGAAGAAGGTGATATCCTGAACTACAGCACTCACTTCAAGATGCGTAACTACCTGACTACTGTTCGTATCAACTACGATATCACAGGTTCTGCTTATTCAGATGTAATGGCGATTGCTCTGAGAGATCCTGCAACAGGAAAAACATCTTATTTGTGGGCTGACTATCAGGAATGGCTTGCACTTCGTGAATGGTATAAGAGAACTGAAAGAATGTTGGTTTACATGAAGTGTAATGTAAACAAAGATGGTTCTTGTAACTTGAAGGGTTCTAACGGTCGTCCGGTATTTATTGGTGCTGGTCTGCTCGAACAGATTGCTCCGTCTAACAGACGTTACTATACTCGTCTTTCTGCTGAACTGTTGGAAGATTTCTTAGCTGACCTGTCTTATAACTGTCTTGGTACTAACGAACGTAAGTTTGTTGCTTTGACTGGTGAAATGGGTATGCGTGAATTCGACCGTGTATTGAAAGAAAAAGCAACAAATATGAACTTGATCGACACGGTATTTGTAACAGGTTCTGGTGATAACTTGACTTTCGGTGGTCAGTTCAAGACTTATAAGATGACTAATGGTATCGAATTGACGCTGAAATACTTCCCGTTGTATGATGATACTACTTATAATCGTCAGTTGCATCCGGTTACTCTGAAACCGCTGGAATCATATCGTATGACATTCCTTGATCTGGGTAGACGTGATGGTGAAGCTAACATTGTTAAGGTAGTTCGTAAAGATCGTGAATTCGTTACTTGGTATACTGGTGGTGCTGTTGCTCCGTCTGGATATGCTAAATCTAAAGATACTCTGAGATCTAATGGTAAGGACGGTTATACTGTATACATCCTGGGCGAAATGGGAATAATGTTGAGGGATCCGCGTGCGTGTGGTGAGCTCATTATGGAAGCACAATAAGTTAAACTTTTAAGCAACCTTATTATGAATGCAGCGTTATATAATGTAAATGCAATTTTTACATTATGAAAAGTAACGAAGTATATAAGATAACTAATAAGGTAACTAATAAGATTTACATAGGAATAACTAACCAAGGTTCTGGTGCGAGATATCGCCATCATTGGTATGAATCTCGCATCGGGGAGCCTTCTCCAATTCATCGTTCTATGGCTAAGTATGGTGAGGATAATTTTACTTTAGAAATTATAGATTTTGCCGATACTTACGATGAATTAAAAGAAAAAGAAAAATACTGGATTAAACAATACAATTCTACAGATAAGTCTATTGGATACAATCTTACAGAAGGTGGAGATGGTACATTTGGAAGAAAACATTCTGAAGAGACTAAAGAGAAGATTAGACAAAAAGCTCTTGGTAGAAAAGTTTCCGAAGAGACTAAAAGAAAAATATCGGAAGCAAGGCTTGGCAAGTGTTCAGATAAACAAAAAGAACATTTAAGAGCAATATCTTTGCAAACCAAGGCAATTCCAGTACTTCAATATTCTAAAAATGGTGAATTTATTGCAAGATATAATTCTGTAGCAGAAGCATCTAGTATTACAAAAGTACATCGTGATACTATAGAAAAGCAATTAAAAAAGCCATTAAAAAATACACAAGATTGGAGAGTAAAATTTATATGGAAATCTGAAGAAATTAAACAAGCAGCCTGAGGCTAGCAGGCTGCATTCTTTACTAACTTGATAATCTAATATTAAATATTATGGAAATAATCGTTAGAATTGTAAAACAAAACCCCTGGACAAATTTAACCAAATGGGACAAATGTTTTGATTATATAGGTTCATACTGGACTAGATCAGGAAACTTATACACCGGATTAACAGCTGAAGACGCTGAAAGATTAGAAAAAGAATTAAAGTACGAACCAGGTACATTGTCACCAAGTAGTTCTTTCTGGGAAACATATGCAGTCAAAGTAGGTAAGAAGGATACTATTTTGAAAACAGAAAAACCTGAAGATGAACTCAAATATCTGTTCCTGAAAGGACACAAAAGAGTTGCAGACGGTATTAATAAACAGAACGCAGCTACAGATTACTTGCTGATTAATGCTACTAGTGAAGCTGAAGAGACTAATAAGTTCCATAAAATTAAGCGTGAGGCTTATAGAGAACTTGATAAGATGTCTATTGAAGATATGCGTAAGTGTTTACGTCTGTATGGTATTAAATCAGATAACCTTTCTAATGAACTTGTTGAGGCTAAGATGAATGAACAGATTGAATTGTCTCCGAATAAGTTTATGCTGAAATGGGTTAACAATCCTAATAAGGAAACGCAGTTCTTGATTGAGAACGCTCTTTCTAAGAACATCCTTAGACGTAACCGTACACAATACTTCTACGGTACAGAAATGATTGGAAATGGAATTGACGATGCTATTGCTTATCTGAATGATAAGAAGAACCAAGATATTAAGATGTCCATTCTTCAAGAAACAAAATCTAAGTAAATATGACAATAAAGGATTTACATATTGCTTTTAAAACTGGTGCTGATAAGAATGAAAAGGCAGTTGCGTTTGGTGGCTGCCCAGCATTCACACCAGAAGAAATTGATCAATTCCTGATGCAGGGATATGTTGAAGTATTATGCAATAAGTTTACTGGATCTAATGCTAGACAGGAAGCATTTGAAGGTAGTGTCAAAAGAATAGCAGATTTAGAAAGATTAGTAAAAACTGATAATGCTGTAGCTGTTACTTTTGACTCTAGTTCTAATGTACTTACTATGTCTGATTTCTTTAAAGATTCAAGTAATACTAACAATAGATTGTTCTTTGTAAATGCAGTATTACACTTTGGCAGTAATTAGGCAAATGTAGATCTAGTAGATCATAAAGCAGCTGATAGGTTCCGTAAAACTTATAATAATGATCCCTGGATTCCAACACCTAAGGCTACTATTGCTGATAACTAGTTAAAGATATATATCGATACAACTAGTATGAAAGCTCCTTATACTGTTGACATTACTTATGTTAAATATCCTGAGAAGATTAATTACAAAGAATATAATAAGGATATTACAGAAGTACCTGAATACGTATTATATGAAGCAGTTAATAGAGCTGTAGTAATTGCTCTGGAAAACATTGAGTCTAGGCGTACAGAAACTAAGCTACAAATAAATAATTTACAAGAATAACATATTGTAGTTGCTACAAATAAATAATTTACAAGAATATGTCAGCACGTGAAATGTAGGTTGAGTTCGAAAGACGAATTACATTAATGAATCCAGACTTTGAGTTGAAAGAGAAACTCACTTCTGATACTATCTTTTCCTTCTTGAATGCTTATACTGAAAGATATGTAAGAATAAATTACCTACAAGAAGACTAGGTATTAGATGGAACTAGAGCTCAGAAAAAGAATGCAGATGCATTAAAAGGATTGATTGTAAGAGGTCTTTACGAAGTAGATGCTAAAGACGCTAAGAATACTGATAAAGTATCTGATAGAGTCAAATTACCTGAAGATTACTTTCTGTATATCAGAAGTAACAGCATGATCTCTAAGAACTATAAAATAGAGACTGAGATCACCAAAGAAAATGAATATGTTATTACTCCTAACAAGACTATTAGAGAGGATGATGTAGAGAAGATAATTTCTACTTACTATAACAAAGCAATTATGCTTAATCCGTATGTGGTACTTAATGCTGGCAATAATGCTGATACATAGAAAAATATTTACATTAATATCATACACGACGAATATACTGTAATTAAGAAGCTTGATTTAGTATATTATCGTAAACCAAAGAAATTTGATGTAATTGGCGTTGATGGCGTTAATGTATTAAATAAATGTGAATTACCTGACAACGTGCATATGGAGATTGTAGAAGGCGCAGTAGAAATGTTTATTACTGAGGCTAGATATCGTCTTAACATGAAACAAGACTAATTATGAAATACATTGCCCTGCAAGAAGCATTTGAATTAGAGATTAATAAGTTAGATGATAACTTAAGTAAACCTACTACAAATACTACTGAATACTTTTTAAATGCTGGTCTAGATAAGTTCTGGAAGACTCGTTACTCTGCTATGAATTATAAGAGAGAAGGGTTTGAATAGACTGAAAAGCGTATCGATGATCTTCGTACTTTAGTACAAGAAGAATCATTTGAAGATGCTGCTATTACTACAGTAAATCCTTCACTATATACAGTGACATTACCAGAAAACTATGTACTGTTACTTGGTGATACTGCTGGTATACAGCCTGCTGATGGAGTAGATATACCTTGCTGGGAAAAAGATGAAGAAGGTAATTATATAGTACATTATACAGATACTATAGAAGGTACCATAGAAACTGTAGATAGAATCAAAGAGAATTCACTATCAGAGTATCATTTGCATTATACTAAAGCTAGACCTATTAAGTTGATCGCTAGAGACTTAATTAAACTATATACGGATGGTAAATATAAAGTAAGTAAATATACTATTAGTTACATCCGCAAACCAAACAAAATAGATATTCACAAAGAACCATTTGCTGAATATACAGATATGCCTGAACATACACAGTTAGAAATAGTAAAGTTAGCAGCTTAGCTATACTTAGAGAATCAGGCTAATCCAAGATACCAATCGTATAACAACGAGGTTAGTACGATGGAATAAAGAATAAGCGCTTACTGACGTGGAAATCAAACTTTTAAGTTAGGAAAGTAGAAGGTAAGCATGTTAAACAAGAAAGCGCTTAATTAATGTTTAACTAAACAAATATAAACTATGATTACAAGAGTTGGTACCGTACTTATCGGTAAAAATTGTCCTACTTCTTATACTACAGCTGACGCTTTGGCTGCTGGTGATGTAGCAATGTTTGATCAAGATAGAAAAATTATCAAAACAGCTGCTGAAGCAGTAAAAGCTAGTACGCTGTATATTGGTGTAGCACAGGATAAAGTAACTGTAACTAAACCTGATGGCAGTACTGAACAAAAAGCGAACATTGAATTTTCTAATGCAATTCAGAAAGACTCTAATCCGTCTGCTGTAATTGGTGAATACGAAGCTCCAGTTCAGGAAAAAGTAGTTATTACTTTGACTAGTGCTACTATTACAGCTGGTAACCGTTATGTTCTGCGTATCGTTTACAAAGATATGTATGAAGATCCCGGGCAGTTTACACATACTTATGAAGTATTTGCTGAATCTAATGATGCTACTGCATTGGCTAAAGCTATTGTAAATAAGATTAACAAACACGCTAATCGTCGCATTTCGGCATCTAATTCTGCTGCCGTTATTACTTTGACCGCTATGGAAAAAGATGACAACGAAGGTGTATATTCTATCAATGAATATAGCGTTGTATCTATGGAAGTTAGTTTATACGAAACAATTCCGGGTGCTTTATTGAGCAATTTCCCGAAAGCGGTTGCTGGTGCAACTATTGTTAAAACTGCTGGTAAAGCTGGTAAAGGTTATTGGAAACAAGTTAGAGACAGAGAAGCACGTCAGATGGGTTACAAAGGACATGTATTTACAGGTACATATCCTGAAGTAGAACAGGTTAGAAAAGTAGTTGCTGGTGATACTTATGACTATGCTACTATTGAAAATGATAACTTGTATCTGAGCAATGATAATCAGTACATTAAGACTACTCCGATCTTAACAGAATTATATGTTAAGAAAGGTACTACAAAACTTGCTGAGACAGTACTTGGTAAAGGTATCAAGAGCTTCATTACTGGGACAGCCGTAGAATAATATTAAATTTCAGTGTACCGTAAAGGGGGTTAGGGGTAAAACCCTGACTCCCTTTTTTATTTAAGTAATATGGAAATAACTAAAACAGAAATAACAATTGAGATCAAGCTGAAGTCAGCTATGAATGTAACGGCAGTGTATGTGGATAACTTAGATAACTTTAAGAATGCTTATTCAGCTGTAGTTACCAATCATACTCAAGCGACTGTAAAAGAATTCGGTAGTGTAACTCAAATCAGTATACCGTTTGAAGAAGGTACTTCTACAAGTGCATTTACTGTTACTATTAGTACCGCTGATGGAGTATAGGAAGTTGGTTTTTACTATGACAAAGATCAACTGTATTATGCAGAGATTGATGTTCTAACTAATCATTGTAATACTTGTTTAGATAAACAGCAAAAAGAAAGAATGGCATTATTTATACTTAAGAAAGATCTGTTAGAATATGCAGAACAGAATAATATGATAGACAATGCTGTTAACTTTTACATAGACTTGGATAGAATGCTAAATTTAAGTAAGTTATCTAGATCAGTAGATACTTACAATACTGTAATTAGAGGTTGTAATAAACAGTGTAAATGCTGTTGTAATGGATCTTGTGCAATATGAATAAAGACACATATATAATCGGTGCAGGTCTAAATTATGAAACTAAAGTAAATCTAAACTATAAGAAATGGTACATGCTTAACTTTGTATGTGCTGAGCATATAATGTAGTTATTGGATGATTCTAGAAGTAGTAATCTTTCATATGAATAGATTGAAAGACTTAGAATGCACATTAAAAAACTAATAAGATATGACTATAGACGAACTTTACCAGTTAGTTAAGTAGATTCAAGCACAAGTAGAACTTAATACACTTGCAGTTCAAAGTATATCTAATCAACTTAATACCTATACTCCATTATCACAATTCTATAATGTAAATAATAAAGTAAATGGTTATGATGCTACTCTAACTGATATAGCTAATAAAGTAGCCACGTTGTCTTTAGATCTATCTAAAGTGAATAAACTGTCTACTATGTTAGATACTAATATTAAAAATGCAGCCATAAATGATATACTGTAGTTTGACGGTGATAGGTGGACTAATGTTAAAGCAAGTGGAATTGTAGGTGGTGGTGGAGTTAACAAACTAGAAGATCTGTCAGACGTTAGAATAAGTAACAAATTAGATAAACAATCTCTAGTATGGGATAACACTACTAGTAAATGGATCAACTATACTGTATCAAGTGGTGGTAGTGGAGGAGCAGGAGGTCTGGACGTTACTGCTATGTGGCAAGAATTGGCTAAAGCAGACTCTAGTAAGACTATAAATCCAAGTCACATTACTGGATTTGTACAGTCTACAAATGGAACTGCTACTAACCTAACAGTAAATACTTTAACTACTAGTGGAAATGTAAGAATGGCTAACGGTAGTAAACAGCTTAGCTTGACTACTTCTGGAGTAAGTGTTAATGGAGATCTTACTTCAACTGGAGAAATAACAGCATACAAACTAGCGTAAAAATGAATAGAAATAACATATATACAGTTAATCCATTATATAATGGTTCTACTACTTAGGCTACAGGAGATGATTCTGTACAAAGTGGTGGAACCACTATTATTTATCAATAGGGTGGTGGAACTGGTCTAACTGATGCTTAGAAATAGAAACTAGATGGTATTTAGGAAGGAGCTGAAGTAAATCAGAACGCTTACTCAAAAGTAAGATTAAACGGTTCTGATACCTTAATAATAGAAGCAAAGAATAAAACCGATATACTTAATATGTCAGGAGTATATCCTATTGCTATTGCTATTAACGGTAGTGGAGGTCTTGATTTTACTGTATCATCAGATCAAACTAATACCAATGCTGTAGTAACACAATCTCAGTTACAGGCCGCTATAGAAAAATTATAGGAAGATAAGTATTGGAAAGTAGATGAAGATGGTAAGTTATATACTGAATTAGATGTATATTCTCACAAAGAAATCTCAGCGTATGGTGCTGGTACTGGTGGAGGAAGCACAGGTGGTGCAGGCGCATTATACGAATGTGCTGATGTGCTTAGAGATGGGGACAAAGTATAGGGTGCAGCAGTAGGCTCTATCCTATCATACAATGGCTCTCACTGGTATGCAATTCCACAGTCTGCTATTACTCCAGATCTAACAAATTATGCCACTAAATCATATGTAACTCAACAGATTAATGACCTTATTGGTGGAGCTCCAGGTACTCTAGACACTTTAAAAGAGATTGCAGAAGCATTAGGTAATAACCCTAACTTTGCAACTACTGTTACTGAGATGATCAATAACATTGGTCTCAGAGTAGATCAAGTAGAGGATAGAGTTGTATCCTTAGAAGACATGTTTGAATGGGATAAATCTGCCAGTGCTTCAGATCCTAGTCTATGGAGAATCAAAGCTAAAAAAGATCTATACGGAGTAGGAGAAATTAGTGCATATGGATATTCATCAGGTACTGTACCAACAGGTGCACAGTACATGTATGAACTGAAAGATGTACTATTTACAGAACTAACCTCAGGTCAATTGCTTCAATGGAATGGTACTAAGTGGATAAATATAGATAAGAATGCCGTAGGTCTCAATGAAACAGAGTTAGCTAAGTATCTTACTAATAATAACTACGCTAAGAAGTCTGATATTACTTGGGCTAATTTACTAAACAAACCTACTACTTGGGGATGGGCTAATATCACAGGTAAGCCTACTACATTGGCTGGTTATGGCATTACTGATGGTGTACCTAATACAAGGAGAGTATCTGCCGGTAGTGGACTTGCTGGAGGCGGAGTATTATCTTCAGATGTAACTATATCATTAGGTACAATAGGAACTGCTGGTACATACACTAAGATTACTACAGATATGTATGGTAGAGTGGTGTCTGGTACTACTTTATCTGAAAGTGATATACCTACATTACAGATAAGTAAGATTAGTGGGTTGTAGTCTGCATTAAACAGCAAACTCAATATAAGCGATTTCAATACTTGGTTTACTATAAAGAAAGACTCGCAAGGAAGAATCGTTAGTATTTAGGCTAACTACGATTTCTTTAGTGTAGGAGAAATTAGTGCATATGGTTTAGGCGAAACCCAACCATCTGTTACTACTCTTGCTGGATTAGATGATGTTACTATTACTTCACCAGCTAATGGGCAAACGCTTATATATGATTCAGCTACTTCACAATGGAAGAATGGAACTATTATTGGAGGTGGCAATATTTCTTTAAATGGTACTGTATATAAACCTGTTAATGGTACTATTACTTTACCTAATTTAGCTACACCTGGAGATATTACTACTGCTTTAAATGGATATGCAACTCAGGCATGGGTTAATTCTCAAGGATTTCTTAAATCAAATTCTTTAGATAATTATGTAACTCTGAATACAATTCAGAACATTACCGCTGCTAAAACTTTCCAAGGTGGAATTGTATCTACCACATTTAGAAAATCTGACGGTACTTCTTCTCAATTCCTCAAAGCTGATGGAAGTATAGATAGTAATACTTATGCTAAATTAACTGATGTTAGTAATATAGCTGATGTTTATTTTAAGGGTCAAGATATTTATTCTGATTATGGGCATTGGGTAGTAGGTTTAATTAGGATTGGAACTGCTGATATTGGCGATAAATATATTAGTGGTGAAATGATTTATAGAAGATCTAATGGTATATATGCAAATGGCTCTGTTAGATTTAATCTTATAAAGAAATATAATTCTACACGAATGTATGCAGGAGTATTTTATACTGGTTATGGTGTTGACCATGACCAAGAAGCTCCAAGATTATGTACATTTACATATCAAGGTGTTAAATGGGGAGGTCTTTGTTGGAGGTCTGCTGCATCTTTAAATTCAATTAAAACTATTATATATGATAATAGTTCTACTGATACTCCTTTTTATGTTAAGTATTTTAATTCTCAAAGTAGTGAAATACAAAATGCTGAAATCAATAATTCTATTTCTGTATTAGGTTCTGATATAGAAGTTCAACCAGTAAGTACAAATGGTAGATTTTATACTTCTGCTGACAGAATAGAAATTAATAATATTACTAATGGATGGTCTTATATAAGATATAGAACTAATGGAATATTTTATGATGTAGGTTTAAGTGGAACCACTGCTGGTATGGCTGGAGCTGGAAACTTTGAAATAAGACCTAATGGAAGTAATAATGAAGGTGTATTTGTTAGATATTATCGGTCAGATTATGGTAAACTTGGAGTTGTAAATAGATCTGGACAACAATGCAGTATTAGTTATTTTAATAATGCTCCTACTGGAGATTATCCTTTATGGACTGTTGGAGCTGGTATAAGAAATCAGTATTCTTTTGATTGGTGGTATCATAATCAAGGATATAAGGCAACTCTTGATAGCGAAGGTAAGTTGTTTGTAAATGTTAGAGTAGCAGGTAATCCATATTGTAGTTTAACTATTGGAGATTATGATACTGGCTTAAGCTGGGTTTCAGATGGTGTTATAGGTTTTAGGTCTAATGCTAAAGATGTTGGATTTTGGAGTTATACAAATGGAAGACTGTATAATTGTTATTTTAGAGAACCAACTGGAAATGGATATGCTGCTACATCTATGATGGTTAATGGTAATGGTAGTAATCTTTATCCAGGTATTGGTTTTCATCAGCCAGGAGTAACAGCAGGAGTAGTGTATTTTACTAATTCAGGAGAATTTAAATTTAGAAATATAACTGATACTGGATATACAAATGTTTACGGAGGTAATCTTATAGCAGATGCAGGCTTTCTATATTCAAGATATAATGGTATTGAAATAAAAATTGGAGCAGAAAATGATTCATATGTACATTTCATTACTAAACCTGCGAGAAGTTTATATTTTGATAATAGCTTGTTTGTGAATGGAAGTGTATTACCTTATAGTAGTTCTACCTATAGCTTGGGAGATGCCGGGCACTTATGGAACTATGTGTATGGTAACCATTTTATGGGTAATTCTGCATCTGCCACATATATACTTCCGAACTATGTCGGCGGACAACAGGCGAATCCTCAAACCTATTTCAATAATAGTATGGGGGTCAAAGTAGCTATGACAGGCGTTAATCCTGATTCATATTGGGGCGATACTTTATGGATTAATGGATATGGTGGTACTGATGTTCCGGATATGTGTGCTTTGCATTTTTCAAGGGGTGGTGCTCCTCTTATTTATATAAGCAGTCAAAAATATCACGCTACAAGTTATGGCACAATGTACCATATATGGACCGGTTATAACTCAAACCATTCTTCTGCTGCCTGGACTTGCAGTACCTTAAATGCAAGAGACCAAGTATTAGCAGGAAGTTATATACAAGCATTAGGAGGTGTTAATTGCGCAGGAGTGATAAACTCAGGAGGATGTTCTGGATTTAATGTATATGCAACTTTTCATGGAAATGGTCAACATGGTGGTATTGAAATTGGAGCATCTGACAATGTACTTGGCATTGGAGTTCATTCAAGTGATAGTTGGTATATATGGTGGACTAATAGTGGATCAATAGGGTCCTCTTCTAACAAGAGTTACATATTTAGTTACAATGGTAGTAGTTGGAACTTTACGGGTAGCGTAGTTGCATCTGGTGAGGTAACTGCATACTCAGATGTAAGACTTAAAAGTAATATACAACCATTAAAATATAGAGGTAGATTAACTCCAAAGACTTATATAAAAGACAATAAACAGTCTATAGGTTTCATTGCACAGGAAGTACAGATATTATACCCAGAGACTGTTTTAATGTCAGATGATAAGGAACATTATCTATCGTTGAATTATAATGCCCTTACAGCTGTCTTAGCTGCGTAGTTAAATGATGTAGATGATGAAGTTACTCTACTTAAGAAACGTGTTGAATTCCTTGAGAAGGAAGTAAAGCGTTTAAGCGAGTAACCTCACTTTCTAATTGCTTTACTTTGTTTTTCAACATAGTTACTTCATCTTCAACATGATTCAACTATGCAGACAATACAGCAGTACATCCATTGTAATTCAGAGATAAATACGGGCGACTCTTGTCGTAGCCTAATATTAACTCTGGATACAATGCTTGTACTTCTTGTGCATTGTTTTCTTTGAAACCTATTTTAGTTGAAGAACTAATAGAAGGATTAGCAGGAATAACTGGAACATCTATTATTAAGGGACCAGTCATAGTATCCCCTGTCTTAAGGACATATCTAGTGTCTGCTTTGAGGAATAAACCCTAATCAATAAGAAATATGTATAAAGAACTGTCCCATCTAAGTGATAGAGACTTGCAGGAATAGATATATGTTACGCTATTGCAAGTACTTGTGAAACTAAATCAAATGGATAATCCAGCATAGGAATTCGTTTCTAATTTAACTGCTGACTTATTAGGAATCAGAATAACTGAACAGCAAGATAGTGCTAAGTTCAAAGAAAAATAAGTAATATGGAATTAAAAGTAAAAAGAAAAGCTAAAAGAGAAACCTATGTGATAGGTGATCTAAGCATAGATGAAGTATTCTTCTCTAATACTTTAGAAGATACAGATAGAGGTCTTACTTCTGATATGTCAGATGAAGAGATAAAAGAAATTAAATAGAAAAGTATTACAGCTATACCTACAGGGAGATATAAAGTAGTAATGAATGTATAGTCTCCTAAATTCAGTAAATACAAATAGTATGAATTCTGTAAAGGTTACTTACCAAGATTAGTAGATGTACCTGGTTATGAAGGTGTACTAATCCATATAGGTAATTATCCTAAGGATACAGATGGTTGTATCTTAGTAGGTAAGAACACTGTAAAAGGAGCTGTAATGGAGAGTACAGCTACATTTAAAAAACTATATGATATACTTAAGAATGCCGATGAAGCAGGATAGGATATCTATATTACCATAGAATAATTAATTATTAACATCCTCCCTCTAGCCCCAAACTGGGGGGGGGGTAAAATATTGATCAATATGAATTTTAACGTTAATTCAAATGGTGTACCACAATCCCAGCAAGTAAGTAATTGGGGGCTATTTACCACAGGTACATTTAAATTAGCTTATGAAATATGTAATAGTAACAGCTAATTGGCTGATTGAAAAAAGGATTTATAATACAACCTGAATGGAATAAAGAGTTTAGATGATACAAAAAGTAATTTTTACATTACAATAAAGTTGAGCCTGTAATTACAGAGGAAGATGTAATTCCTACATATGAATCAGATTCTATAGAATTACACAATATTACTTAACTCTCCAGAATGGAAAGAAGAAGACAATACTAGTAACTTGTAATAAATATATACGTTTATTTTTGTATTTAAAAGTACACTGTAAATGAAAGTATATGTGGTAATTGCTTCAGAAATTATAGAAGGCATTGATGAAGTAGATAGTATATGGTTTACTGAAGAAGACGCTCATGAAAGAGGAGAACAATTAATGTTAGATGAAACTACTAATTGGGATTATTTTGAAGTGAGAGCTATGGAAGTACATGGCAAACAGCATTTAAAAGTAATAAGCAAAGTAATAGAAGACGATGAAAGAAAATAAAAAGAGTACTGATAAACAGGAAGAAGTTAAAGAGAATGTAATCAAAGCTAGTAGATTTGAAGTTGAACAATTACTTAATCCGTTTATTGGCAATATCAAGATTACCAATCTTAGTAAAGAAGATAAGATTAAAGTAATTAAACTTAAGCTTGAGTTATCAAAAGTAACTAAAGAAATTGAAGACTTTAGAAAGACTACTGTTGAAAGTCTTGATAAACCTGAAAACTTTGATAAATTGAAAGAAGCGGCTGAGAAAGAAGGAGCTTCAGAGGAAGATAAGAAAGCTTACAGAGAAGTAGAAGCCGCATATAACATGAAGTTCTCAGAAGTAGCTATTCCTTACTACAATACTTATATTGATATTAAAGCTGATCATATTTCAGAAGAGGCTTTCTTTTCTATTGTAGCAGACAATAATATGGATATGGTAGTATTCAGTTATGAACAACTGTATAAACAATTAGTAAATAAATAATATGGCAGCACTAGGTTAGACTAATATTAGTACTACTCTTGTAGGCAATACCTTAGGCATTAGCACACATAATGTTTCACAGTTATGTACTAGTGACAAGATTAACATACTAAGTGGTCGTAAACCTGTGAAACAGCCTTATAGTAATGTAGATGGTGTATAGAATTGGTGGAAGGCAGCAAACGGTAACTGGGGGATAAAACTCCCAGAAACCGGAAGCTCTACAGCATTACCACCAATTGGTCAACCTATGGCAAGGTGGCAACATGATAAACCAACTGGAGGTCCTAGTGAACCTTTTAGATTAGGAGATTTCCGTGGTTATGATCATAATGCACCAGCTATCTTTAGTATGCACCCAGATCCAGGATTGTATCCAAACAGTGAATTCAGGTGCTCTATATTACTTAAGCAGAATGCACAGGTTCCATTGAATGAAATAGCGGACATTAAGAGAGGTTACATTGGATGTATCATACGTCACCAGTCTACTGGACAGCTTAGATTTAGAACTCTGAATAAGTCTGTTATGGAGATGCAACAACAAGAGTATGTAGTCACATTAAATGTTCCTAACTGGCCAGATGGTAAAGTAGATGTATACATGGTTTGCTCTTTTGCAGAAGCATCAGCACAATCTTATGATAGTGTCAATACTACTATAATGTCACTTAATCAAAATGATTTAGAGACTGCTCACGTGGTGAAAACAATTGCTAAACCTGAACCTAACAGCTTTAAATTTGAATACAAAGTTGTTAATGAATTCGCAAACGAATATCACTTAGAGTGTACATTTACATCTATTAAAGGTGCATGGGAGAAAGCTCGCTTTTCAGTTATGCTTGAATCAGATCCTCCGGGAGCATTTTTAGGTGGTATGGGTGAATCACTATCTCCTGCTCCAATTGGAGAAATGTTATCACAAGGAGAATCGTATACGTTCAATTCGCAATCATTTACTCGTGTATAGACTTCTTCAAACAACTATGCGAATCATACAGCAAGATACTTAGGAGATAATTATCAATCTGGTTCTATTATATTTAGAGCAAAATAACATGATAATAATTAAAGGAAACTTAACAATTGAAAGAGACAAGTCTCAGAACAGATTCTCTTCTGAGACAAGCTCAGAAGAGTTAACCACAGAAATAGTAGCGTACGCTAATCTCAATGAATATGACATTACCGACGCTACTATTTTAGTTGGAGATATAACAGCTGAAAAGCTGCACGGGTTAGTATTAGTTACAGGGGAAGTAGCCCAAATAGAGGAGGGCGTGGTATGACATCAAATGGTATTATATCGGCTCCTGTAACTATCACTGATATAAAAAATACTATAGGCTTAAACTCAACAGGACTTATGGATCTAGTAAGTAGAGCAAGAACTGGTGGAGTAAACAGCCGAGCATTTAATACAGTGGAAGGAGGAGGAACTATAAATGATGGTTATCTTATAGATGGAGCTGCTCCATTCTGGAATATATGGTCCAATGATCAACCGGGAGAATGGATACCTCCAACAGAAGTTGATGGGCCTCTTAGACTTAGATTAAGAAGAGATTCAGGTGGTGGAAGATATAGAGCTGCAATGGGTGATTTCAGAGGATACAATCAAAATGCTAGTGCGCCTATTCCAGGAGGAGGTGAAGGTAATTATGTAGCAACAGGTGGTACAACTACTTATTCTACTACTTTGAAACCAAGAACTGGTTCATATAATTGGAAGAAAGTATCTGGAGCCACTCTGTTTCAAGCTAGGGTGTATGATGGAAAAACACTAATAACTTCTAGTACTCCTGCTGCAATTGGAGACAACGTATCTTTACCAATATCATTTACTGTAAATCTAGCTATATCGTACACTAAAGTATATACTACTAGAATATATGTTGGATCAGGTACTGTAAATGATTTTAATTCTTTAGGTTACTTACCTGTAACAGGTGAAATTGTTATTACAGTTAGTCCTAAACCAGTACTTACCGCAGCTGTTAAAGTTAGTGGTAGAGTAAATGTATTCTCTATGGCAGAAGGTGTAGTTGCACAGAATACTGCTAGATATTCAGGTACATACAGATTAAACTCTGGTGTTACTACTGATGGTACAATTCTTAAAAGTATGGTATATAGTTGGGGTACATCTGAAGCTGGAAATAACGGATCATTAACAGTTACTTCTTTTAATTACAAAGAAGGTCCTTCTTATCTTAGAAGCTATCCGCCGTCTGATAATAAAGAAACATTTACTTCTGATCCAAGTAGAGTACCGGCAGACTTCCAAAACTCCTATCATGTATCATTTGTATACGAATAATAATACACATTAATATGTTAGTAATTAAAGGGAATTTAGTTATAAAACAAGTTCGGAATAGTAACAATTCCGAAAACAAGTTCGGAATAGAGGAATAAGGATATCATTGCATTTTGCAGATCTCGATGGAGTCGATATCTCAGACGCTATGGTTATTACAGGAGATGTTGAATGTGACTATACTTATCTAAATGATAAAGTAATGGTTACTGGGTTTGTCTCAGAGGAGGGAGAGCAATATGCTTCCTAATTTCGGGTATAACTACAACATTAGTAGGCAATACGCTTGGTGTTAGTACTCACGATGTTGGTTTATTGCATCGTAATTCTAAAGTAAATAAGTGGTCATTTATGAAACCACTAGCTGTAAACAAGCCAGTGTTAACTGACACTGAACGAAGAACAAATTCTGGTTTTGTGAGTACCACTGTAAATACGAGCTGGAATACACAGGTACAAGTGTTTAATTATGTTGTTCCTACTAACAATCACAGATTGGGAGACTTTAGAGGGTATAATCATAATGCATTAGGCCCAAAAGCAAACCCAGAAAGACTATCGTGGACAGACACTCCTGCTGGAACAGACGTTAGATTAGGAGAAACAGATCGTACAGCTGTGTTCAATATGGAAATAACTTTTCCAGAAATACCTACTTGGCTATTTAGGTCTGCTGAAGGCCAAGGGAATGTACAAATTTCTTACGGTATGCCTGGTACACCAGACTTCAAAGAAATTGTAGTACAACCAATTTAGATAGAAAGTTTGTGTAATGGAAATGTTGACACTTATCTCGAAAAATACGCTAACAAGAAAATAAAATTTCAGGCGGTATAGACACTAAATTTGCCAGCAAGAGGCTATTCTGAAACCTACTATTATTATCTAACAATATCTAACGGGTTTATGGAAAGCATTGAAGCTTATAAAATTCCTGTAACTATTCACAGAATAAAAGTTCCAGATCCAAACAATCCAGATGATTATGATTATAGAATACCTGTAGAATATTTAAACCCTGCAAACAATACCAATGTGACATATCTTAGAATAGGGGTCTTTAGAAAAGACACTTACGAATATTTCAGATTTGAGAACATTCGTAATTTGATGACCGGGTTTGAGCTTGTACTTAACTATAAAACAGCAAAGAAACCATTTGCAAATAGGATCGCACATTTGACTCTAGAAAACGAATGGAAAAATGCATCTGGAATTATGATGTATACAGTTCCTTCAAATAATGAAGGAAAGTGGACAGTGGTATTTAGAAGATCGATAATAGAAGGAGATACTGCTACAGGCATTATTATAAATGGTGAGAGGTCTATAGGATAACTATTTGCTAATAAATAAATTTTAATCGATTAAAACAATGAATAAACTAGACGTAACAAAAGAAATTAGACAAGTTACATATACTTACACAAGTGATAATCTTACTTTTGAAGGTACTTGTAACGTTGACTCAAAGAAAGTAGTATCTGATGTTAATGCTCAAGTGAGTATTAAACAAGGAGAAGCTCCAATGAATATTGGCAATGTGTCAAGTAACAGTGGTGTATCTATCAATATTTGGAATAATGACTATAAAGGTTTGATTGATACTGTAGCTACTGCCTTCAAGTCATTACAAACAGACTTGACTAATTACTATAATGTTCAAAGTGTTAGTGATACTTTATAATTATGCAAACAAGTTTTAGAATAAGTCCTACAGCACCAAATCCTGCTGAGACTACGTATTGGGTTGACACTACTGCCAATAATTACAAAGGAATCATTAAGTACTACGATGCTAATGCGAATAAGTGGAAAATACTAAACGATAGTACTAACAGTCAACAAAATGAAGCCATTAAAGAACTTAGTGCTGCACTTCAGGCAATACAAGCAACGGTAAGTACTTTGCAAAGAGATAAAGTAGACAAAGATGGTTCTAAAGTATTGTCAGATAATAATTATACAAATGCTGACAAGGATTTGGTTAGTAAAATTAGTAATAAAGTTGATAAAGTACAAGGAAAACAGTTAAGTACTAACGACTATACTACAGATGAAAAGAACAAGTTAGCTGGCATTGCTGCACAAGCAAACAAGACTAACATTGTTAATAACTTGACTACATCTGCCTCTGGTTCTGCATTAGATGCACAGCAAGGTAAAGTCCTAAAAGATGCTCTTGATGCTTTAACACAAAGAGTAACTGCTTTGGAAACACCAGCTGCATAAAATACGCTATTAGTACATACTGATATAGGAAAAGGGGTAGAAACATAATCTACCCCTTACCGTTTTATAATTAGTATCAAAGATATTTCAGTCCTAATCTAACAGATTGGGATTTGTTTTTAGCTAGAAACAAGTTTATGTTGACATCAATAATTGAGAAACTACCAGAAATAATATCATCTATAGCAGCTTTCGCAGCATTGTGGTTTACTTATAATCAATATACAAAGAATAAGATAACTGATTATAAAATTGAAAGTTGGAAGAAAGAAGAATCACAAAAGAATATAAAGAAAGCTGGAGATATAGCTACTATATACGGTGAACTATGGGAACTATTACACTTTTTGAAAGCGGATAGAGTATACATAATTCAGCCACATCCACTGTATAAATCTCTATTTATCTCTGTTACTTTAGAAGTAAAGAGAAGTGATGTGTCTAGCGTGAAACCTCACCTGACAGATATTACGATCTCAACTATCGCAAAGTTCACTTCTGAATTAGCAAACAAAGATTACATATGGATTGATGATGTAGATAAGGAAGACATCGATAAAAAGATGAAACAACTTATGCTTTACAATGGATGCAAGACATTAGCTATTCGTAGAATGACAGACGAAAATGATAACTGGATTGGCAACTTAGCTGTAAGTTATACCAGAGGTTTTAATGAAGTAGATGTTACCAAAGACTTAGTAGATAAAATGACTAGATCGAGTGCACAGATGATCTAGTACTTATTACCAGAACACTAGGCTCCAAAATAATTTTAGTGAGAATGTATCACATAATGGCGTATTTTCAAATTTGATTTGTTAGTACGCCATTTTTATTTTTCCTAGTTTAAAACCAACTATTATGAATATATTCACAAAATTATTATTAGCAGCAGTGCTTGCATTAGGTCTTACTTGTGTATGGCAAGGTAATAAAATTAAGACACAGGATGCTCGTATATCTCAAATTTATAACAATTATAAATACTACGAATCGTAGTTTAACAACACTGAAAAATAGAATAGAGTCTTATAGCTTACAGTTAATGAATTAAAACTAAGTAAAGATAGCTTAGTGTAGGCAATAAATAAGGCTAAGAAAGAATTAAAGGTCAAAGACCAGAATCTCAAAGAGGCTCACGTAATCAATACAGAAATGAAAGACACAACTACAGTTAAAATAATAACTAAGGAGGTTGACTTTACTAAAGAGTTAAAGCTTAATTCATTGACAACTATCACAGTTAGCCGAAAAGATTCAATCTTAACAACTATACTTGACTTAAAGAATCAGTAGATCCTTATTGTTGAAGAGAAAAAAGAATATCGTAACAAGTATAAAAACCTATGGAAGAGATTCTGGAACTTTGACTGGAAGAAAGATAGAGTACAAAAATATCAAATTAAGAACACAAATGATCTTATCAAAGTAACAGATACCAGAGTTATCAAAATGACAGACAAATAATAGAAATAACCCTATTATTAAACTTATTAATCAATAATAAAATATGCATAGACTATTCCGTATTAAGGCTTATGAAGCCGAACATGGTCCTCACTTTGACGAGGAAATGGCTCGTAAAGCAGTAAATAGTCAAGATCATCCAAGATCAATACAATATTTACAAAGCTAAAAAAGACTCTATCGCTAAATGTGACGAAGAGATGAAAAGATGTCAAGACCTACTTGATAAGTTAGATATTAAACCTGAAGAAAAAGAAGATCGCTCGAATAAAGGAGCTTTAGAATGAAGTCAGTGAATTAAAGAATATTATAAAGCAAGCAAGTCAAATGGTTCCAGCACCAATGAAATAGATGCTACCACAGGATATGCAAAATGCTATGAACGAGGCTAGTCATTAAGACTAGCCTTTTTTATTGCCCATTTCTTTGCCTTTAAAGAAGAGCTATTACACTATGTGTGCAATTGTATACCCTATAGCAGAAAGTGCGTAAAAAAGGCTAAGAATACGTTTTATTTAGATAACGTTATATTTGAAAAGATGAAATTAAATACATTAAACACTATAGTGGATGATATACTATTAATATTGAGAAATAGTACCATTGGAGAATCTGAACATATAAGTAGGATTCAGATAGAACAATGGATACATCAATATAGAGCATATCTAATAAGATAGGAGATAGATAAAGGTTATGACATAAATGATATGTATGTAACTACTATTCCTATGGTACATTTAGATAAAGTAGAAGATACTCCTGGACACTTTTTATATCAGTCTGAGTATGAACTACCTAAACTAATTCAGTTTCATAAAAGACCAGGACTTATCTTTGTGAAAGATATGTATGGCAACCTAATCTAGATAGGTGATGAAACTAAAGCTAAAGCATAGAAGTATCGTAAGTATACTTGCAAAGATTATATTTGCTGGGTAAAGAATAATCGTATATACTTAGATGGAGATAGTAATCAATTAGAGTATATTACTATTGGCATTATACCTGAGAATCCTGCTGATGTAGCAGATTGCTTTGATCCTAATGCTCCATATCCAGCTCCAGCACACATGATACCTACAATCAAAGATTTAATCTTTAGTAAAGAACTTAGGATTATGCCTCAAATGCCATCTGACGATACTAACAATTCACAAGATAATACATAGAATATATATAAGAAATAATGTAGACTGAAAAACTTAACTACAACAGAAAATCTTACACTATTGCAGACTATTATGTAAGCTACAAGAACTATATAGAATAGGATACAGTATATGATATACCCTATTCTACTTTTAGAAATATAGTATCTGATTACTTTAAATATATTCAATAGGAAGTAATAGAAGGTAGTAAAGAGTTTAAGTTGCCATGTCGGTTAGGTACGCTATGTATTGTGAAGAGATAGCCTAAGAATTTTGATAGTAAAAGCTTAAGAATAGATTATCACGAAAGCAAAGTACAAGGTAAGATAGTATACTTCTTAAATGAACACTCAAACTTTTTTAAATTCAGGTTACACTGGTCAAAGAAAGAATCACTACTTACTAATAAAACTAAATATTAGTTTATACTTACTAGAGCAAATAAGAGGAGACTTGCTCAGATAATTAAGAATAAAGAGCATGATTATATTGAAATAACTTAACTAGCCGCTAAAAGATTAAACTATGATAAATAACAATTTAATAAGTTCAAAAGCGGTTGTAGCTAAAATCATTGCTGATAATGATCTATCTGAAGAAGATTTACAAATTACTTCGATAAAAGAGTGGATAGGCGAGGCAATGGAAAAGATTGGTGCTGTACAATAGCTCGAACATAAAGTAGTAGTATTACCTGTTAACTGTCATTAGACTAAGTTACCATGTGATCTATATAGATTAGACTAGGTTGCTTTTTCATTCAGCAACTCAAGCTGGTTACCTATGCGAAAGGCAACTGGCTCTTTTGGTATAAATACTTGTGGTACTTGTAATGACCCAAAGATGTTAATACAAGATGAACCGCTGATCATACTAGTAAAAAACCTATACAATTTAACTAGTGATAGAGAAGCATTAGATATACTTAATTCTTCACCTAATACTAGACAAACACTTAGTGCTTTACTTAATCAATATACTGTGCCTACTGTCAATGGTAAGTATGTAGGTTATGATAGTAACTTTATCAGTAATGCATTACAATATACAACTAAACCGGGATATATTATGACTAATGTACCTAATGGCTTTGTTAAAATATCATATCATGCAATACCTACCGATGATGAAAGTATGCCAATGATACCAGATAATCCTTCATACTCTGAAGCTATCTATTGGTATGTTACTATGAAGCTAGAGTTTCCTAACTATAAGACTGGTAAAACTCCTAGATATGTATACTATGATATTAAGAACTCTTGGAATTTCTATAGGAAACAAGCATACGCAGAAGCAATGATGCCTGGTGTAGATGAAATGCAGAGTATACAAAATAGCTGGCTTAGAATATATCCAGAGATAGACGAGCATGATACATTCTTTGATACACTCGGAGATAAACAAATAATATACAATTAGAATAGAGTATGACCAATACATTTCAAACAAATAGCTTTACATCTGGCATGAATATGGATGTCGATGTGAATCTTATAAAGGATAATCAGTACCGTTATGCTGAGAATGTTAGGATCATAACTAATGATAATGGTACTACTGGAGCACTGCAAGGTATTGAAGGAGTTAGAAAATACAATGGTAATATTACTAATGATGAAGTAGTAATAGGTGCAACTACAATTGATAAGATGGCGATCATATTCACTAAAGTAATAGTGAATGGTAACTATTCGCATAATAAAGTATATAGAGTTGAAGGTTTTGATGATTCTACTCCTAAACAGACAGTAATATTACAAGGTGACTTAAAGCTCTGCGAATATCCGAATGAAACTAATATCAGCTGTGTTGCTAACTATGAAACTGATACTAACATTAAGGTGTACTTTACAGATGGCAAAAGTGCTACTAAAGTGATTAATGTAGTAGATGGTAAATATACTGGTACAAGTGCTACTAATCCATTAGTAGATTCTAGAGGATGGATCAAAACTCCAAATGCTATTGATATTACTCCTGGGGCAGTTCTTCCACCTTTCAAAATCATCAGACAAGATGGAGGTAACTTAGCATCAGGAGTAATTCAGTATTGCTACCAATTATTTAATATACATGGTTCAGAAAGTACTTTATCTTCTCTCAGTGAGCTTAATCACTTAACAGCTAGTGTTACTACTTAGACAGTACAATAGTATGAAGGAATGGGCTAGAATGTTAGTTCTGGTAAATCCTGTGTACTCAAAGCTCCTCTGGTTAGTAAAGACTACCAGAAGTGTAGAGTAATAAGTTTATCTTATACTAATAACAATCAACCTCCTAGAATATTTATAGTAGATGAAATAGATTTAGTTCCAACTCAATCTGAAATCAACTACATAGATAATGGTAATACTATTATTGGAGAGTTAAGTGTTGAAGAGTTTAATGCGTTAACTGGTTATCAGTTTATAGCTAAGACTCTTACTCGTATGGATAATAGATTATTTGCAGCCAATATTCAAGAGGATAGTTGGAACCCTAAGTATGATGCAAGAGCATATAGATGTAATAAAGCAGGTACTTTGGTATTACATTCTGCAAATAGTTCTGAAAATATAAGTAAGGTATTACCTACAGATGCTGCATAGTTGAAGCAATTCTATGACTCTATACCTGAGAGCCATGACTGTATCAATCCTTTTAATACTACCAATAGTGTGGATTTTAACGATACAAATAGATATGAATACAGTAATATCAAATCTGGTAGTAACAGATTAAGAGGAGGTAGCGGCCCTAACATTGACTATACTTTTGTTACAATGGATATGACATTGGACAAAATGAATGGGATAAGTACAGGAGTACTATCGCAAGATTCTGTGGGAATTCAAAACTCTCCAGTAAACACAAATACTGTAACTCTATATAACTTAGACGACAAAACTACCGCATTAAATCAAACTATACCTTAGCAAACAAGGTTAATGAATTATGCAGATCCATATCTTGCGGCAAATTATAAAAGTTATCAGAGAGATGAAGTGTATAGATTTGGTATAATATTTTATAATGAAAAGAATATACCCAGTCCTGTACATTGGATAGGAGATATTCGATTTCCACATGCTTCAGAGTTTCCCGCATTTAAAGCTGGTAGTTCTAATTTACAAGCATCACCGATAGGTATAAAATTTCAAATAAGAAATATCCCAGCAGGATGTGTTGCATTTGAAATTGTAAGATGTGATAGAACAGAAGCAGACAGAACTATACTTATGTAGGCGGCAATGTCTGTTGTAGGTAACATGACAGCATCTGATGATACTGGGGAATTAGGAGGAAGCACAGACGTTCGACCTTATCTGTTTATGTCATACTCTACTGGAGATTTGGTAGCAGTAGGCTATAATGGAAAGGACAGAATGAGGAACGCCAAACTTCCTAATGCAAAAATACAATCTGATTATGTTACCCTTATATCGCCAGAAATATCTTTTATGAAAGATAAAACCGAGCAATTTTTTAAAGGGCAGCCTACATATTTAGAATCATTATACAGTTTGACTTCTAAATTTGACAATGTGGATTCAAAAGCAAGGGTAATGATGAACGCCTTAAAGGTTAGAGATACAGACCCAAATGCAGGAGAACTCACTAAAGTAAACAAATTAGGCACTATAGTTCCTGGTTAGGATGGAGGAATAGGGGTGCTAGTAGATGATACCTCGAAAGCTGGTCAAACTTCTTCAAGCAATCCGTATGCTTTAGCTTCTGGTATAAGTAAATACTATAGACCGTCTAGTAAGGTGAATAGAGGGGATTATGGAAGAAAAGTAGCTAATATAACCGATGTGGCATTCCCACCAATGGTTCCATACAATGGAATTAATGATAAGTCTGCTTATTATACAAATATAGGCAACATAGCTTATTTGAACATGGGTCTTACGAACTTTGAGTTTGCTATTCCCAGAGAGAATACTTGCGATAAATCTGGACCGTTTGGTCCATGTTTAATAGCGTATGCTCCTGGTGTAACTTCTTCTATTCCTAGAATAAGTTCTGTTTCATTTGACGGTAGTAGTTATAGTTCTTCACACATATCTAATGTTATACCTGTGGTAAATATTAAGAAAAATGGAAGTCAGTATGGTGGTAATACGTTTACTTCAAGACAGAATTCTATCTATATATCTACTAATTCGTATAGTAACGATATATCTGGAGAAACGCACACTCTGTATACTTTTGGTGGTGATACTTATTTATGTCTATTAGATCAGCCTTTAACTATGATCTTTTAGAAGAAAGATCCTTAGGATTGGGATGATTATAAGATGTTCACAGCTGCATATATACCGTTTGAATCAAGTATTAACTTGAACTTAGCATATGGTGATGCGGTACACAGAAGCTTTAGAAGTGGTGATAACTTTCTTGATATCTTTACTTAGTTAGAGCCAGGATAGCTTGGAGCATATCATGTACAAGATAGACCATACTTTGCTTATAATCCTACTTACTCTTCACAACCAGGTAGTAGAAAGTATATATCAGCCTCTATATATGCAGAGAATAATGTAGTTACATCTAATCGTATTGCTTGTTCTGAAGCTAAGACTAACAATGAAATACTTGATAATTGGACTAAGTTCAAATTTGCTAACTATTTAGATGTAGATAATAAGTATGGTTAGATTACTAATCTAACATCGTTCAAAGATAGATTGTTCTTCTGGTAGGATACTGCACTAGGTATTGCTTCTGTAAATGAAAGATCTCTTATTCAAGATAATAATGTAGGTCAGTTAACATTGGGTACAGGTGGCATTCTTACAAGAGCTGATTATTTAACTAATACAAATGGTTCATCTATAGTAAATGATAGAAGTATAGTACACTCTGATAATGTATTATATTGGTACGACTTTGATAAGAATGAAATATGTGCTTACACTGGACAAGTATCACAGATCTCTAAAGAGAAAGGTGTATAGACTTATCTCAATGAAATGTATGTGAACAAGCGTAATGTAAGCTTAGCGTTCTATGATAAGAAGTACAATGAAGTATGGTTTAAGTTCTACGACAAATCATTGATATTCAATGAACAGTTAGGTCAATTTACTTCGTTCTATACATTTAATCCTCAGTGGGCTCTACCATTCTCTAATAAGATTGTAACTATTAAAGATAACTTCTACTATGTGATTAATACTCTAGATATAGATGGAATACTTCCTGAAACTAAGATTGCTAAAGTACAGTTCTATGTAAACAAGGATACTCTATATACTAAGGTATTTGATAATGTATTCTTCGGTGGAGAATTCAATGACCCTAGTACGGCAGACAATCTGACTGCTATGAATAATATAATAACAAATATTACATTTCACACTAAGAGTCAAGAAGCTAATCCGTTACCACCATGTACATATGATAGTACAGTAAATACTGATCTTAAGTATGCTTACGATTATAGAGAAGATACATATAGATTTGCTATAGGTAGAGAGAATATAAAATTGAGTGATACACAACAGATTGAGAATAAAGCAAATGCTGGTAGATTGAGAGGTAAATGGTTACAGTGTGAATATGTATTCGACTGTAATAATGATAAGACCTTTAAATTACCATACGTTAATACAACATATAGATATTCACTAGTATAATGAAAAAGAAAGGAAAGAAAGCACGTGCATGTGCGTTTGGTGCTAAGATTACACCAGATAGTATTTCAGATATGATACAAGGCACAGCAGGCTTATTTGATAGTTTATCTGGTAAATCTACAGCTACTACATCTGGACAGGCAGTAGGATAGTCCATTGGAAACATATTCAGTGGTGCAAGTTCAGGCATGCAAATTGGTCAAATGTTTGGACCACAAGGAGCGGCTATAGGAGCTGCTGCTGGAGCAGCTATGGGTTTAATAGGTAAATCGGGTGGCATAACTGAAACAGGTGGATTTACTGAAGATAATCAATATTCACTGGGTACAGGTTTAATTGGTGCATTCGGTAATAAGCGACTGAAACGTAAGATTGAACAAGATAAAGCTAAAGTACAAGCAAATAGAATTGCAGTATCTAATACTGCCAACTTGCAAGCAGATTGGTATAATGACAATAATTATGACACATACACATTTGCAGATGGAGGTACAGCTGGCAGTTTGGCTTATGTTGATGATGGAGAGTTGATTCAAACTCCAGATGGTAATGTTAGTAAAGTACCAGAACAAGGTAAACCTACTGACTCTAATCTGGTTAACTTGCCTTATGGTACTAAGATACTTAGTGATACTCTAAAAGTTCCAGGAACTAAGAAAACATTTGCACAAATGGGAGAAGAAATGATGTCGAAAAAGAAAAGTAAAGGTAAAGATAGATATGCTTAGAATGCTGCTAAATTGAATGCCATGAATAATGCTATGATTCATGATGAATTATTCAATCAGCAAGAAGCATTAAAATAGAAAAAAGGAATTAAACCAAAGACTAAAGCTTTTGAGGATGGAGGTTTATATCGTAGATATAACAGAAATGTGAACGATACTATGCGAGACATCATTATTGGTTCTCAGCTTGGACAAGATAAAGTACTCACAGGTTTCTACGACAGTAAAGGTATGGGTAGAATGCCTAATCTTACTGATAATATTGCATTGCCAGAAGTAACAGTAACAGCGGCAGCACCTACTGGTGATACAGGTAAAGGAAATGGAAAAGGAAGGCGTTTTAGTTTTCCTAAATTAGGAAACATTGGAGAATATGCCAGCTCAATAGCATCGCTTGCTCCAGTAATATCTAATCTTACTTCAGGTAGTGCAGAACAAGTAAGAGATGTACAAAATCCATATGCGGGAACTGTTGCTAGAATTATGCGTAATCGTAGATACGATATTACTCCAGCATTAAGAGAATTGTCTACTAGTAGAGCAATATCAGATTATAATGCTAGCCAATCTAATACTAACACAGGAGCCAATATGGCTTATAGATTACAATCAGCTGTTGGACTAGACAAAGCGATTGCTAATCTGTATAGTCAAGCTAGTAATATGCAGAATCAATTTGATGCAGATTATGCTAGTACACTTAATAATCTTGGTCAGCAATATGTTGGAGCTGTTAATCTTTCTAGTGATTTGGGTGCTAGAAACAGAGCAGCTGCTTATAATATAAGAAATGTAGGTTTAGGACAACTAAGTAAATGGGCACAAACTCAGCAACTTATGCGTAACCAGAAGAGGAGAGATAAGCAAATGCTTAGTTTATATAAACCGTTCTTAGAATCTGGTTTTACTAATACTGATTTAACTAACTTCCTAAGATACGAATAATATGGCAGTAAATAGATATAGCTAGCCAGCATAGGCAGATTTTATCAATACATATGTACCTATTAACTTTGGAGAGTTATATAGAATTGGTACTACTCAAAAAGCAGCTGTAGATCAAGCAGCTGCTAATTTGCAAAACAATATACAGAAATGGAGTGAATTCCAATCCCCTTCAGCTGTAGATACTAAAAGATATTATGATCTTACTATTGGTTCAATGAAGGATTATATTACAGAACTTGCCAGTAATCCTGATTTATTGAAAACACAAGAAGGTAGATCTAGACTGTAGTCAATGATTAATAATGTAGACTATAATGCTTTAAGCAATCTTAAGCAGAGCAGAGACGCAATGTTGTAGAGACAGAAAGTAGATCAGCAACTTATGTTATCTGACAAGTATAATCCTTTGTGGCATAAAGTAGATTACACAGGTTATAATACACAAGCTGCTGGTATATTTAACGATGTGTCACCGTTAGCATATAAGTCTGAGGTAGACATTGTGAAACCGTTTGTTGATAACCTTAAACCTGGATTCATACGTAATCAAGGAGGATGGGAATACAAAGGTGTATCTGAAGCTAGAACTAGAGAAGAAGTAGATAAGAATATATCTAGTATACTTAATACTCCTCAAGCACAGAAACACATTGAAGTGTTACAACAGCAAGGTCTCAGTCCTGAAGAAGCTACAAATCAGTTTGTAGATAGTATATACAGAGCTGCTAAGGAATTCGCTTATGAAGATAGAGAAAGAGATCCTTGGTTCATTAAAAGTTAGGAATTGGCAGCTAAAAGAGCAGAACAAATTCCTACCACGCTTAACAATCTTACTACTATGATTCATAATGATAGTAGAAAGAGATTACTTGAGAACTTTAGTGGGCTTGATCAATAGACTATACAAGGCATGCTTAAAGGTCAAAAGCTTACCTCTGAACAGAAGGATACACTTATGTATAATATGTCTCCAGATGTAATTCAAAACAAATTAAAATCTGGTTTCTTAGAAGTAGCTAAGAATAAAAAGAACTTAAACGCTGGAGCTAAATGGGTATTAGATGTAGTGTCTGCACCATTAAGCCCAAGTGCCAATAACATATATGCTAAAGATGGTTCTACTGAAAAATTAAGCGACAATACATACTTAGCAAATGATTCACGTAATTTCATACTCGCTGATAATTTAGCTTACGCTATGATGGGTACTAGTAGAAATGCTGTACTTGGTAGAGATGCTGCTAAGAATCCGTTATTACGTAAAAGTATTATTGCTAGAGACAAGTTCAATAAGCTATGGGAATCTGGAGATAGATTTAACGGCTTTATTGTAAAAGGGGAAGGAAGAACTATTACAGATGGAGGTAGAGTATATCATGTAAAGAATGTATTTATACCTGCTGATCAGCTAAGTGATTTTACTACTGAAGACAAAGGTTTAATTGGTAAACTAGTTAGACAAGGTGATATTGGTGATTCAGAAACATTGTCAACAGTAAGTGAATTAGATGATGAAGGAAATGTAATAGACAGAAAGACAAAAAGAACACGTACTAAGAGCGATAATGCTAGTCTCTATTTAAAAGTACAGGTAGTTACTCCTATCGCAGATGAAGGTGAGAGAGCTATCGAAGCAGATAATATCTATACTAAAAAGACGAGAGGTTTGAGTTCTAAACAGACAGATATTCAGGCCGAAATCTCGGAACATGAAAGACTTTAATATGAAAGCATTCGGTAATGGTCATACAGCTCGTGACTTTTCTAGTGTTGGTGTGCAATCGTTCAATACAATGAACTATGGCTATGCACCTCAAGAATATGAAAGAGCTAAAACATATAATGAAATAGCAGAGAACGTATCTGAAGAAATTGCAGATATAGACTATGATAAGTTAGCAGAGTAGAAGGATACATCGGAAGATGCGTCCTCTTCTACTTTTGGTACATTGCTTGCATTCACCAATCCTGTAGTAGCAACTGGTATACAGCTTGCAAGAACTGCCAAAGATGCAACTCAGAATGGTGAAACTAGACAGTTATATAATAGTTTAGCAGAAAAGAAACTGCGAACTAATGTTACTAATCTGCAAGGGGATATTGTTAAAAATGAAGGTAAAACTATACCTGAGATTGAGTTTGTAAAGCAATACGAAGAACAGTTAGATCTATTTAATAAAACTACTGATCAGGCAAGTAAACAAGATCTATCAACACACTTAGCAGAAAATGAAGAAAGATACAGATAGACTATATTAAGAAATCCAGAACTACGTAGCATATACTTTGATTTAGGTGATGCTAATACTAGTGTGGATAGAAGTAATATGTCTGTATGGGATAACATTAAGTATACGGCTAATCAGATATTTGCATCTGGTAAAGAAGATGCATTATCAGGAGCTATTGATTCTGGATTAGTAGATTACAATAACATACAGAATCTGAAGTATACCGCTAAAGCAGCCGATAAAGATAGAACTCGCGTTCTTAATGATCTTGATTTACTTTTACCTCCTAAATTTGCTTCACTAGAAACTAAACTGTAGGAGTTAGAGAATATACAAAGTAAACTCAGACAAGGTACTTGGTACTTTAATCCTGATGTACTTACTCCAGAGTTTAGAAAGAAGGTAGATGAAAACCAATTAAATTTCTTAGACCCTTCTTCTATTAAGTATGCATTACCACAGATTGGTTCATCTCTATCTGAGATGGGTGCTATGGCTGGATCTTTTGCTACTTCTTTAGCTGCAAGTAAAGCTGCTAAAGTGTTACCTGGATACGGTAAGCTTATTGGTGTAGCAGAAGCTGGTATTAATACTTGGTTAACATGGTATCAAAGACAAGCTGAGACTAATAGTGAAGTATTTGATTCTTACTCTTCTAGAGTAATTAATGCCATTAATGAAAAGAATGTAGACTTTGATAAGATAATTACAGAAGGTAAATAGGAATTAAGCAAGTTAGGCCTTAATACTGATAAATCAGAGTATGATATACTTAATGATATGTTGGTATATAATGTGGCTACAAGTTCTCCTGTATTTGAACAGATTAAGAGAGACTCTTATAATGGTTTAAGACAAGTAGAACAGAGCAATATGGCATTAGGAGCTTTGGATTTACTTGAAGCATCTGTGTTCTCTTATGGTGGTAAAGCTGCTATGAACTCTATACTCAAAGGTACTAAGCTTGCTACAGCTGGTTCTAAATTGTCTAAAGCAGCAGAAGCTGGTAAAAAGTTTGTAGATAGTAATATCAATAAGGCATTACTCAAGATAACAAGAAGTCCGGGTGCAGCTAATGAAACTAAACACTTGTTAGGTAGTTTAGGCTCTATGGCGGCTAAAGCTGGCTTCATTGCTGTATCTGAAGGTACTGGAGAAGGTGTACAGAATCTTTTGCAGAGTGAATATCAGAAAGGTTTATACGATAAGTATAGAGGAGAAGATGCCACAATCTTAGAATCTATCGGTCGTAATGCTAGATTAAGTGTAGAATCTAATTTAGCATTAGCTGGTCTGCATCCTGACGATGCCTTAAATAATGATAACGAACTTATACAGTCAATGAAAGTTGGTTCTCTTATTGGTATTATCATGGGTTCTTCTTTATCCGTAGCCAGCGGTTCTTATAATGCATACCAACAGTTGATGGCAGATAATCAAGTAAGACAAATGTCTGCACATGACTTTGCTAATAGAGAGAATGATGCTAAAGTAGACCAATTTTATAATGCAGCTAAGCGTAAGAAATTTGAATATTTACAGAAATCACTTGAAGATATTAGAGATAACTTCTTACCAGAGGGCGTAACAACAGAAGATATTAATTCTGATATAGCAGATGCTAGAAAGATTAATATGTTGTATCACAACCCTGCATTGGATAATAACTTTACCGATTTAGGAGTAACTAGAGGAACAGAGAAACATCGTAACATACTTAAGAATGCTCTTAAGGCTATGAATGTTGAAGAAACATATAGAGCAGATACTAGAGTAGCGGCAGAAGATTTGAATACTGCCTTAAATAATGCTGACGATGATTCTTATGATGCTACTATCAGAACATTCTATGACCAAGCTATTGCACAAGATCCTGAATATGGAGTAGATTACGAATCTTATAAATCTGTATTTAAACAAATAAATCAAATACAGGCAGCAATCAAGTCTCTTACTAAACTTAATAATCAGTTAAAGAATAGAGAAAACTTCTTAAAGACTATTAAGGATAAAGAAGGATTAGATGTAAATCTTGAAAACATAGCTTCTATTCAAGAATCAGTTAAACAAGATTTAAAAGAGCACAAAAGTAATTTAAAAGATGTAGCTGATATAATTGGAGTAGATCCTAAAGATCTATCAATTGAGTTCAATAATTCTGAAGAAGTTCAGAATGCTTTTGCTCAAAGTGCTGTAATTAAAGGACTGTACAAAAGAGCTTTAAATCGTAGAATGACTTATCAAAATGGCTTTGTATTAGACTTTAACTACAAATCTGATATTAATGCTCCTACTTGGAATACACTTAGTGAAGAGCAGAAACAAGAGTAGATTGATAAGGCTAACAAGCAAGCTGAAGAAGCTAACGAAGCTGCACCTAGCTTGAATAAAATTATTTCTAGATATAATGCAAATATCAAGAAACAGTTTGACATAGACGGTAAGAAAGCTACTGCATCTAGACAAGCTGCTAATGCTATTATACTTAAAGATTTAGAAAGATTTGAAAAGAATCAGCAATCATACGAAGAATTAGCAGAAGAGCCTAGTGTAGAAGAAACTCCAGAAGTAGACTTTGTTCCAGAAGTAAATCCTGAAAAGGATGACATTGCTATCAGAAGAACAACTGATAAGTATGAAGATATTTATGGAGAAGAAGTGACTACAGAATCTGAAAAGAAGACTGTAGTCGAAGAAGAAGTAACCGAAGAAGATATTCCAGAGGATATTGATACTGAAGATGGAGACTCTATTGAGAGCGAACCTGTAAAATCTACAGAACCTACTCCAGAAGAAGTAGATAAATCTTCACAACCAGAAGAACAATAGGAAGTAGTTGAGGAAACAGACGAAGATCCTGAACCCGAACCAGAACCTGAAGATGAGCCTGTTACAAAACAAGATGTTGTAACAAAGAAAATCGATAGAACTAAACCTCTTAGTCCGTCTTTGTTTAGAGAAGAACCTGAAGATGTAGATCTTAGAGGAATAGAACAAGGAGTAGAGGAAAAGGAATTCAAAGAAGGTACTGTAAAAGATAAAGTACAGGAAGGAGTTGAAGAGAAAGAGTTTAAAGAAGGAAGTGTAGTAAAGAAAACTAAAGTAGAACAACCTGCTACTCAAGCGCCTGAATAGACTCCAGATCCAGTTCCTGCTCCAGAAGCAAGAACGGGTACATCTATTCCTGATAATAGCAGATACGGGATAGATGAACAAGGTAATGTATTATTAGACGGTAAACCTGTAGATCCTGATAAGATAGAATTCGCTGACGCTGAACGACAATTCTTAGACCAAGATGGAAGTAAACTAGACGCTTTAACAGAGTCTGCTAAGAAAGATCCTACTTCTGTAAAAGGAGTAAGCACTTCACAAACACTAGCAGCTGCTGGTAAAGTTGGTAAAACCTTATTTTACTTACCAGATGCTGTTAAACCATTAGATCTACCATTCAAATTATCGCATGAAGGCAAGTTAAACACCGGAGAAGAGCTTGCACATGCACTAGCAGATCCTACTTTCTTAGATAGAGTAAAGGAAGAAGGATAGGCTTATTTTGCTATTGGTAAATATGGAAAGAACAATACGTTTAATCCTAATGATGTTACTACTTTTGATAGTGCTGATATATACCTTATTATAAAGTTAGGAGATAATGTATATGCTACCGCTTTACGCAAACCTAAAGATGCAGAAACATTCTATTTAAGACGAGGAGAAAAGAATGTAGACGATGTAAACAAACTTAAAGACTTCCGTAATAAGATCATTTCTGCATACTTCCAAGGAAGAACAGATATACCTACTACTGCTCTTACACATGTTGTTCCTACTTCTATGAATAGGACTAATGGAGTATTTAATACACAGAAAGACGCAGATGGCAATCCTATATATAGAAAGCTTACTGAAGTAAAGACTTTTGCTATACCAGAAGATCCTTATGCTTTACTCGATGAAGTAACATTTGGTTATGGTACTGGTATAATGTCAGAGTTGAATCCTATGGCTATCAACTCTTTAGATAAGACTGTTGCATTAGCCGATAGAGGTGGATATTCTGGTAGTATCTACATCTTTCCTAAAGTAGAAAATACTCCGTCTAGACGTTATAGTGCACCTATAATGCTTAGTGAAAAGTTCTTTAGAAATCCCAATGTGACATCTCCTGAAGAAGTTCAGCTGTATGATAAACAGAAAGGTATAAAGAAGAGTTTTCCTGAGTATATATATGACTTACTTGTTGGTAATGTTGAGGATAGATACGGTATACTTAACATTATTGTAAACAATGGCGATCATACCAGCGTATCTAACAAGTTAGCTAAGAAAGCAAATTTCTTAGTAGCTAAACAATTGTTCTTCGATCCTGAAACTAATACACTCAGACTTGGTGTAAAGAATGAAAATACTGGTAGATATGAATCTGTAGTATTAAAAGTAGACTAGATAGAAAGATCTAAGTAGCTTAAAAGAGAAGTAATATACAACATCATGTAGAACTATCACTGGAATACTGATGTTGATGCTATGATAGCTCCTGTTAGTGAATAGTTAAGAGATCTGATGATACAATCTCAGAAAGATAAACTAGTATTATTCCCGGGAGAATTAGAGTTTACTAAAGAAGACTTAGGTATTAAGAAAGTAGGATCAAAACTTGTTAAAGATAGAGAAGAAGCTCCTTCATTACTTAATTGGATGATTAGAAGTGGTAAGCTTATGACTGATGTAGGTGAATAGGCTTTCAACGCTCCTTTCTTATATGTTAATGATATTCAAGTTGATGAAACTAAATTACCTAAACAAGAAGTAAAAGAAAAAGAGGAAGTTAAGCAGCCTGGTCAGACAGCTAAACCTTCTCAAAGTAGAGCAGCTAAATTCTATAATCAATTAGGAAAAGCTGATAGTAACAGTCCTAAAGTAAATAGACTACTTACTAAAGAAGAAGCTCAAGCTTTGAATATGCGTACTCCTAAAGGCATGACTCTTTACTATGATGCTAATGGTAAATTAGGTCTTATGGCTACTCCTCAAGGTGTATATTCAGATTCTACTAATGAATAGACTGGAGCATTTGTAAATACTGAAGAAGCTCGTAAATGGTTAATTAATAAATTAGGTTTAAAACCAGAGCAAGTATTTATTACAGAAGCTGCTATGCGTATGGGTAATAACCCAGAAGTATATGGTGTTACTAGAGTAGCTGCTGATACTCTACTTGGACAAATTATTCTGTCTAAGAAAGGTAGAGAAGGTATTGAGTATCACGAAGCATGGCACTATGTAAACTTATTAGTACATTCTAATACTGAAAGAGAGATACTATATAGAGAATACTTGAAGCAATATCCAGAATATTCTAATGCTACTAAAGCTGAACTAGAAGAGTATTTGGCAGAAGACTTTAGAACATGGATGCTTACTGAGACTAAACCTAGATATATTATCTTAAAAGCATTTAGAAGAATTAAGGACTTCATAAATAAACTGTTTAATAGAAATGATTCCCTACTTAGTAGTGTATATAAGAGAATCAAGAATGGTCAATATGCAAAAACTCCATTGAACGAAGAGTCTATTAAAGAGTTTAAAGATGCTTACTATAAAGGTGTATACTTTAGTATTCCAGGTATAACTAAAGAACAGCAAGAGAAGATTAAGAGTATTACTGATCCAGGTACATACTATGATGTAGTAGACTCTCTTACTAATGCTGCTATTAGTTTGTTTGGTATTAGAACTCAAGAAGACATTGATGGACTTAGCGATAAGTTTAAAATGTTGCTTCAAATACTTGAAACTAGTGTTGAAAGTGGAGCAATACCTGAAGGTAATGAAAACATTGCTAGAGAAGTAGTAGCAAACTATGACTTATTTCACTCAGCTGTAATTGACAATCTTAGAGAGCTTTCTATTAAAGAGATAGAAACTAAAGACGACGAGACTAAAGCTAGTGTAGATACTGGTGAAGTAAATCCTAAAGAGATATTTGATAGGGTTGCATACGAATTCTCTAAGAAAAGTAACACATCATTTAATGCTAAGTTATTCTTCTACTCTATTCCCAAAGAAGAATATGTCTATAATGTAGATGAAAATGGTAACGAAGTAAGAGAATTGCAGCCTGTAAAAGATAGTATATTCGGTATGGGAACTACTGTACCATTTGATGTTGTTTGGAATAAAATAATGGATAATCTGTGGAGTGTAGAAACTTGGGAAGATATTATAGGTATGTCTCAAGAACTTGCCAAAACAGACCCATTCTTCCAATCTCTGTACAACAGTCTTACAGGTGATAATACTCCTGATGAGAATACTCAAACTTAGTTACTAGTTACTATCAAGAGCGCTAAGAATCAGCTTACTACTATTCAATTTGAAGAAGCTTTTGAGAAATCCAAATAGAGTAGAGAGTATGATGAAGCTGGAGATATAAAAGAAACAGTAAAAGCTAAAGCTGGTAATTGGACTATATTATCTTCAGAGAATCTTAGACTTATTCGTAAATATCCTAGACAATGGAGCACATTATTCTATGTGTCTGGTATGGTAAACAAAGAAGATCCTAATGATGTACATGTCGATGAAGCAAGATATAAGAGAATAATCAAAGATTATACCAATATCAAAAAAGAGCTTCATGCAATGGCTCAAGACTTCATAGGTAAGAAGCGTAGACCGCATACTCAAGATGAAGTAAGAAATCTCGTACTACAATCAAAACAGCAATTAGTAGATATACTTAATACTATAGGTATACCAGTTGATGTAAATACTATAGATTACTTGTTATACAATGTAGATTCTGTTAATGAAAATCTACCTACTATTTCACAGTTTGATAAATTATTTAGTATGTTATCTAGTTCAGTTCCGGGTAACTTTACAGATAGTGTATTTGGTAATATTGGTTATTTAGCTGGAGGAAAAGGTAGAAGACAGAATAAGAATGTGAACTATGACAATGTATTCGTTGGTGGTGAAAAGTCTATGGTATCTCAGTTAGCTGTAGCATATGGTAGAACACATCCAAATCCTGCTGAGTTTAGTGTAACTGGTCCTAATAATACTACAATGTATCCTATTAGTGAAAACAACTATATTGCTGACCAGATTAGATGGGCAAATAACGATCCTAATGTTGTACAGGAGATGTTAAAATCTTCTTACAATAAGAGCTCTATTCTTATGAATGGAGTAGCAAACGGAGCTCACCTCAAACTACACACGTTTATTGCATTAAAGAGTAAAGACACTAATGAAAGTAGAGACTATTTTGGAATATCTCCTATTGAGGACTATATCAGTAAAATGGTATTTACTCACAATAACTACATTACTTTACCTACTATGGCTGATAAGAAGACATGGTATGCAATTAGTGGAGTAAACTTATTCCACGATTTAGTTAGTAAAACTAAAGCAGTAGATGTATTTACAGAAGATGGTTTACAGACTGAATATCAGCAATTAAGTGATTACAGATTATCTGATAGCACCATTGAAGCTTTCTATAATTACTTAGTAAGTGAATTTAATGCTATCAATGACTATTTTGCAAATAAACACATTGTTGAATAGAATCCTAATCTTTATATTAAGAACTATCACGGTAAGATAAAGAAAGGAAAAATGGATGCATCTGGTAATGGAGGAAGGTTTAGATATTTCTCTTCACTTAAGATGCGTACTGAAGATGGTACTTATAAATATTTCCCATTAAATCAATGGTTATATCAGGCAGAATTAGCTGAATATAATGGAGTAGAAGGACAAGTTCAAAGAAGACTAGAACAAATAAGTAATAGATTATTTGATGAATCAAACAGATAGGATATTTACGATTCCATCAATGCTACACTTATGGATCTGATTAAGAATGAAGTTAGGTAGCTGAATAATTTAGGTATCATCAAAGTAACTAAAGAAGGTAGCTTGGTTAACAAACTTATACCTGAAAACATTATAGAAGAGTATTTTAGTAATACTGCTAAATTACCTAAAGAACATTCTTCTAGAAGAAATAGACAGGACGCAATATTCTCAGTAATAGCTAACCACACTATAAATACTATTATATCTGTTAATGAAGTAGAGAGAATGTTTGTTGGAGATCCAGCATACTATAAATGGTAGAGAAATAAAAAAGATAGTTCTATAATTACTGAAAGAGCAGTAGATAAGATCAAACGTCTTAGTTCTGTATTATCTACAGGTTCTAATCTTCGTACTTATTGGGGAGAAGGTGATCCTAGAAATAATTCTAAGTTCACTGTAATGAATCTATCAGATAATAATGTAGTATCTAATAGTTATGACGGTTTGTACAGACTGTTTAAAGCTGCTGAAATAAGAAGAGTGCTCAAGAAAAGAAATCCCAATCTAACTGACGAACAATTACTTAAAATGACTAGAGATAAGCAGTTAGAAAAGACCTTTAGTACATTTGATAAGGATACCAGAAATAAGATAGACGCAAGTGTATCTAGACAAGCTGGAGCATATGGTATGGATGATAGAGGTAACGGTAATATCAACCAAGCTGATGCTGCTGTATATATCAGACCCGCTCTATATAAGAGAATTATTCAAGCTGTAGGTGAATGGTCACCAAAAGTTGAAAAGGCTTTTGAATTAATGGAATCTGATACAAATTGGTTATCTGATCCAGAGTTATATAGTCAAGCACTGGAAACTCTTATCAAACCTTTGAAGATGGTATACTTTGGTAATCACACTAACTCTCTTCTTAATCTTACGATTCCTGTATTTGATAAGATGGCAATCTTCCCAATGTTTAAAGTATTAGCAAATGCTGATAATCGTATTATTTATGATAGAATGAATAATGCAGAACTTGGAGAGATTGATATGATTGCATTTGAATCAGCAATTAAAGTAGGATCTAGAGTATTAGTAGACGCTTATGATGATGCTCAAAACTCTAAATTTAATGCTGAAAATTTTAATAAACCTTCTACATCTACTATTAAAGGTTCAGATATAAGAGAGCGGTTAGATAGCAGTAACTCTATGCTTCCTACTTACATACAAGATCTAAAGAATCTGAGATTACAGATGAATACAGATCCTCACGAACATACAGATAGATCATTTGGTACGCAGGTATCTAAGATTGCTTTATCAAACATTGTTAAAGATCGTGTATATGGTTATAATAAAGGTAGAAAGATAACAGGAGAACAAATTATTAACAATGTAATGGGTAGCATTATAGCTTTATCTGATAAAGGAGCAAGCTCTTTAAAAAGAGAATTCTTCAATAAAGATAAAGAATTAGACAAAAAACAGTTATCTAGATTCTTAAAAGAACAAGGTAAACAAAGTGGATTGTCTACTGATGCTATCATGTCTATGTCATATGATCCTACTACTGGAGAAATGATAGCTCCTTTGTCTTCATTAAGTACTCGTAAATTCATTGAAAGTAGAATCGTATCTCAAGTAGGTAAGAAAGCGGTAGATATTAATACGCCAGGTGGATCTGCTATTCAGATGGCATTCTTTGGATTTAAGAAGACACACACTTTATCACAAGAAGATGTAAGTAGAGCATATAATGATGGTAAACCTTTAAAATTCTTGAAAGACAATGGTAGTATGGAATGTATGCTTAGCATAAATTTCTTTAGACACGTAGTACCAGAAGAATTCCAAACGGATTACACTACTATGCGAGAATGGTTGTTGTCCAAAAATATAATCGGAGATAAAGCTGATCCATTTGCAATTGGTTATCGTATTCCGACACAGGGTCTTTCATCTACTGCATCATTAGTAGTTGCGGATGTATTACCCGCAGTAATGGGTGATACTATTGTAGTTCCTGATGAATTTACTGCAATGACTGGTTCTGACTTCGATATCGATAAATTGTATATCGCGTCATACTGGTATGATAAAGATGGTAATAAGATTGAGTTCGATGAAACTAAAGATACGTCTATGCATGATATCTATCACGCTAATAATGAAAAAGCATTAGTAAATAGACTGTTAGACATGTATAACTTAGTTATATCTGACGATAGTAATATCGATGAAACTAGAGCTCCTCTTGATAACCTTACTAACATTCTGAAGAAAGATATTCTTCCTATAGTACAGGCTGCATCAAATTCTGAAGCTGCTCCTTTCTATGAAGCATTGCCGTCATATTAGTTATCAAAGAAATTTGAATATACTGGTGGTAAGATGGGTATTGCCCCATTTGCTTTGCATTCTACCAATCACGCTATGACACAAGCAATGGGTCTAAAGATGGATTTCGGAGCATATGGAAGTATGTTCAATCTTGAATAGATTGATTCTATTACTAGTCAAGATGGTTATCGTATTATGGACTGGTTATCTGCAATGGTAAACGCTCACGTAGACGTTGCAAAAGACCCGTACATTATGACATTAAATGTTAATGATGTTACTTATAATATGACTAACTTCTTACTTAGAACTGGTAAGGGTACTACTACCTTCTATTTCTTGCCTCAAGAGATACTTAAAGACTATGTAAGTGAAATGCTCAAAGCAAATGGTGTATATGGTGTAGATCCTAATACTTCTATAGCTAACAGAAAAAAGGATATTATAAATAAATTATATAACATTTATACGTCTTTAGCTCAGAAAAGTATAGAAGAAGTGGAAGATCCTGATTTGAGAGATCAGTATTCTGATATGTTAAGTAACTGGAAAGCGTTCTATGCTGGCAAGAAGATTAACAAAGAAGATACTCCAAAACTTGCAAATGCATTAGATCAATCTATTCTGAAAGAGAATTTGATTAAGAATAACAAAGGTGAAAAAGACTTTATGTATTACTATAATCAGTTATTGGTATTTAGAACATTCAATACTCTTACTCCAATGTCTGATACACTTAACACATTAGTTCAGAGATCTCAGATTGATACTAAAAAGTACGGTAATACTCTAGCTCTAGAAAGTAATTTCTACAATCAGGTACAAGACTTTATAACTGGAGAACAGGATTCCTTCTTTATGACAGATGCAAATGGTAAGCCATTAGAAGTAAATGCTTTACTTCAGTATTACAATAATACATTTTTATCTACTAAATTAGAGCATGCTGTATTTATACCAAGATAGATTCTTAAAACACAACTTATTACTGCTACTTATCAATATAAGAATATAAACAATTATGTATTGGGTAGCGTAGTAGGTAAAACCTATACTCAAGATCCTATTACTGGAGATGAAATAGTAAGAAGTAAATCTACAGGTAATAAAGACTTAGTTACACAAGTAGCAGATGCTACAGAGACATATCTTAGAACTCACAATCAACAAGAGAGAATGTTTAATCTTACCGATGAATAGATCAATAGTATGTTGTTTGGAGATAAGAGTATGTGTAAGAGATTATTCAATCTTAAACATAATATAATGAATAATCCAGCAAGCTATCCTGAATTAGTAGATGCTGAAGGTAATATCACTAATGAATTACTTAACTATTTGATACCTGTACCAGCTACAGATAAAGATGTAGAAGGCACAGCAGATAGAATTCAATTGATGAACTCTTCAATGTCTAATAGTTCTAACTTTGAGAATAGACTTATCGCTTACTTTACTGATCTATTAGATAGTAAAGATGAACGTATTAGGAATTTTGCAAATGACCTTGCTAGATATGCTTACTTAACATCTAATGATAATAAGGGTGTAAATACATTCTTCCATTTAGTTCCAATGGATTGGAAGATGCAACATGGTTATATCGAATCTGTAAAAGATGTAATTCAGGTACTCAACAATAGTGACTCAATGGATAAAATAATCACAGATATAGACAATCATTCTATAAGTAGCTATCCATCTATTTCATTGTCAGTAGCTCGTAATAACTGGAATAATGAAACCATTGTACCTACTAGGTCTATTCCTAAATCTGGCGTAGGTAGTATTATTGCAGATGAGGTACTTCCTAACTCAGTATCTAAAAAGTATAGAAAAGGGGTTAAATATGCTCTTAGTTTTGTGGATAGTAAAAACAGTAATTCTGACTTTGTTAAAGTGTCTTATGACGGAAATCCACAGAACGACGTACTCTATGTTAAAGTAGGTAAAGTAAAAGCATTTGATAAGAATGACCCTAGCAAACCCCTTAAAGGTGAAACTAAGACAGTTTATATGGCTATACCTAAATTAGGTTCGTTATAGAATGGTAAGCTTATACAAGAGTATCATAAGAACTATGATGAAAAGTCAGCATTCGATAATAACAATATACAAACATTAACATCTGAATAGATTATGTATTTCTATAATTCACACGAAAGAGGAAATTATGCAATATCTTATAAAGGTCTTAAGTTTGATGATATTATTGTTGAATTTACTCCTAATGAATACCTTGAAGGAGGATTAGATTATAAGTTAAGTGATGCAGGTCAAAAAGCTGTTGACAGAGATGTAAACAATGCTCTTGGTGATTATGGATTACTTGAAAATCCAGCATTTAAAGATAAGATGGAATAGAGACTGGCAATTGCAGAAGCAATAGGAGATGCTCCTGTAAAGAAAACAAGCAAAGTTCTTGATTATCGTATGTTTAAAGAAGAACCTGAAAACTTTAAGTTTGAAGATAATATTACTGAAGAGTATTTAACTAAAAAAGATGATGATCCTAGTAGTCATTGTTAAAAATAAATAATATGTTTTGTCCTTAGATAAATAATTAGAAGGTAAGAGATTCCTTCAACGATATAGTGGAAGCTCTTGGTGGTGAACCTTTGACCATCGAGGAGTTTAAAGACGGAGAATTAAGGAAACAAAGAACAGGTGTGAATTATGCGGCTATGAATGCCGCATATTCCATCTGGGATATGAATAACGGCAATAGCATAGATAGAGCCCCTAACGGTGAGCCTTCTATACTTTTTCAAACTCTTATGGAAAAGTATGATGGAGATACTATGTAGGCTATTTAGGCTAAGTCTAAAGTATATAGTAATGGATTTAAGAAATGGTTTGGAGATTGGATAAACAATCCAGAAGAATCATCTAAAGTAGTTGATGAAAATGGAGAACCGCTAATAGTTTATCATTACAGCAATGATGAAATAAAAGAATTTTCCATTGACTTTGATAATTATTTTACAAAAATTAAAAATGGAACTAAAAAAGCAATATTTTTTACTGCTAATTCAGAACCAAAAGAAGGAACAATCTTAGATAGAAAATATCAATATCCTGTGTTTCTAAATGCTAGAAAAGTAATAGAAAAAACAGGAACTAAGTATGAACTTAGAAATTCTGGAGAAGGATTTGTACCAACTATTAACAGAGCTGCTGAGGAAGCAGATATAGCAATATTTCACGGAATAGATGATAATTAGGAAGAGAATCAAGATATATATGTAATATCAGATCCAACAAATGTTAAATCTGTAGATAATAGTGGTAGATTTATATCTAATTCCCCTAATTTATTTGATGGCGTATTCTCTCCAGAAGCATTAAAATTCAATGAAGTAAACATAAATAAAGCACAAGAAGCTCTGAATAACTTTAGAGCCAACAGATATGACTTTTCAAATGTTACAGCCAATCTAAGACAAAGAATTAGAGACGGGGTTAAACAAAGAATTAAAGCAATCAATAATAGAAATATACCCAATAAGTCTGCTATAATCACTTCATTAGAATACCAGCTAAATAACTTAGAAAACAAAACTGTATCAGATCTTGAGAATATAGTATTCTTTATTAAAGATGTATGGTCTAATATGGAAAGTCCTATTGGTCTTATACTTAGAGCTTAGAAGAACATTACTGAAGGTAAAGACAGTGGATTGAGTAATAATTAGCTTATTCAATTTCAGCAGGACTATTACGGAATGTATAATACACTTAGTAATGAAATTGCTGCTGAATTATTCAACTCAGATAGATACAGAGACTTATTAGGAGCTCAAGAGTTCGACGATCTTAAAGCTTAGATAAAGTAGATCCAAGAGATGTTTGGATACGCTCAAACAGCTTTAAATGACGTAATAACAGACCATGCTGCAAAGACATTATTAATGCGAGGCATTGATGCCGGATCTAATACTATACGTAACTATGTTAATACTTAGCTTACTTCTACTGCTAATGATATGTCTATGTTAGTAAGACTTATTGGCGCTGGAGATAAGATGTCTGATGAAGCTCTTAGAGTAATGTTTAATATAGTACAGAGAGCGGAAGATAAAATTGCTGAAAACACTTATATTAAAGGTAGAAAGCTATTAAAGTTACTTGATAAAGTAGGCACTAAGCAGTTGAAACTATTTGAAACTGACTCTAAAGGAAAGAAGACAGGTTATTTAGTTAGAGATAAAAAGTATGGATAGTTTAGAGCTGAGTTTAAAGACTTTATGAAAGCTCTTAAGGCTAGATACAATGTATCTGAAGATAGACAAGTGCCAGATGATATCAATGTAAGAAAGCAATTTAATGCCGAAAAGAATGCGTGGCTTGAAGACCACTGTGAAAGAAGATTTACAGCAGAATACTATAATTTATTTAATAGCCTTAGTGATGAAACTATTGCCGCTAGAGACGCTATCCAATTTAAGATCTATACTTTATTAGATAAAGTAAGAGACAAGCACGGTAATGTAAATTTGGAGAAACTAAGCGATGCAGAATGGGATCAGTTACAAGGATACTATGTTTAGAAGAAGCAATTAGCTTCTATTTACTATCCTAGTGGAGCAAAGAAACAAGATATTGAATTATAGATAGCTCTCGAATTACAAGATTTAAATAAACAGCTTAGTGGAGCTTTAGAGTATAAAGTAAATCAAAAGAAATTTGATGAAGTAAAAGCTGAAAAGAAAAGAACTTTATCAGAAGAAGAATTCAAGAAGTGGGAACAAAGAAATACTAGAGTAGAAATAGATCCTAAATTCTGGGAACAGTTAAAGAAGATACAAAGACGAGAATATGGTGAAGAGTATGCTAGAATTCAAGAAGTAAAGAGAGAAATACTTAATACTTATAGAGATGAAAGAACTGGTACTCCCAATACTCACTTAATGTCTCGTGAAGTAATAAAAACACTCAAGGCTCTTGATAAAGATTTACGTAGAATTAGAAGGAAAACTAAAAAATCAGGTAAGAAAGGTGAATTACAGTTTAAAGATATTGCTAAAACCGTAACTACTTGGCAGTATAAGAGAGATAAAAAGGAAGCGATGGCTAAAGAAGCCACAAATCCTGGTTATTATGCTTCTTGGGAAGCTCAACATCATACATATACTGCTGAAGGTAAGGCAATACCTAATTCTTACTATACTACCATTGTACCACTTAATGAAGAGTATATTCATATAGTACCTAGTAGAGCATTCTCAGAATTATCTGAAGATTCACAATTCTATAATAAGAATTATAATGAAAATTCAGATGAATACTATCAGCCTAAATCTTCTTTATATGGTAATGAAAAGCAGTTCGCTGAACTAATGAAAGACAAAGATTTGAAAGCTCTATATTCTGCTATATTAGAGACTATGCACGAATCCAACGAAAAATTACCATTCTTAACAAAGAATGATCCATACAAATTACCACAAATTAGTGGTAGTATGTATCAGTTTATGAAGAGTTAGGACAATTTGATTAAAGGTATGCTAAAGTATACAGCAGATTCATTTGTGGCTAATTCTGATGATGTTGGTTTTGCTCCAGAAAAGATAACAACCAGACCTGATGGATCTCCATTACGCATGGTTCCTACTTACTATATTAAAGATTTAGAGGATGTAACCACAATGACTAATGACTTAGTAGGAGCTGTTATTTCTTACTATAAAATGGCAGAGAATTTCAAGTAGAAGACAGCAATTGCTCCAGACCTTGAGATTATAAAGAATCAGTTAGGTTTAAGAAACTTTACTGGTACTAATACTACTATGGATAGAGCAAAGAAATGGTTGTTATAGAAGCAAGATCCTAAGAAAGGTACAGAAACACGTGTATACGAGTTTGCTAAGAACTTTATAGATATGCAAGTGTATGGAGAGCTTACAAAAGGTAACTTCTTTACTATAAAAGGCAAACAGTATAACTTATCTAAGTTACTTTCAAAACTGAAGAATTGGGGAACCACTATCAACTTGGGTTTGAATTTCATTAGTGCTTCTGTAGGTTTTATTACCGCTTTACATACTTCTTTCATGATGGCAGTGCAAGGTAGGTATTTCAACATGGGTAATTATATGCACGCTTGGAAAAACACTATAACTAATCTTCATAAATCTGCGTGGAATATAGGTGCTAATAATATTAATAATAAGTATATTAACCTAATGGAATACTTTGAGGTTGGTACTGAACAAGATAGATTGTTTAAGGAATCAAATCTTAATAGAGCGGTAAAAGTAGCTAAACGAGATTGGGCATTCGGAATTTACTCTATGTCTGATTTTATAATTAAAGGTACCATCCTAAATTCCGTTATGTTAAACTTTAGGTACTTCAATGGCGAATTTCTGACAATGGAATAGTTCATGTAGAACTATAAAAACAATGAAACAGAAGGAAAAGCTGTTTGGAGTACATTACCTACTTCTTATGATGTAGTAAATGTAGAAAATGGTATAATTAAAGTAGATCCTAAGTATGCTAAAGCATTTGAAGCTAAGAAGTTTGTAATTAAAAACACCGCAGCTACTATGGCAGCTACAGCAGATGGTATGTTAACTCCATTATAGAGAACATAGATGCAAGCAAATGCTTGGGGTGCATTGTGTATGATGCATAGGCAGTATCTTCCTAATCTGATATAGGAAAGACTTACCATGAAAAAACACTATGACTATAATACAGGAACTACTAGGGAAGCTCTTTATAGAACACCATATAGAGTAGCTAAAATGCTATTAAAAGATTGGGGTCAAAAAAAACAAATATTAGAAAGTCTAGATGCTTCTGATAGAGCTAATCTAAAGCAAATAATGACAGAATTACCATTATTATTTGTAGCATATCCATTAATCTCTACGGCATTATCAGCAGAAGCAGATGATGATAAAGATAATTGGTTGAAACAATTATGTGCATTACTTGTAGTTAGGTCTAAGTTCGAAGCAGGAGCTCCGTATAATGTATTAGATATTGTAAATACAGTTAAATCTCCATCTGCTATATTTAGTATGACAGATAATATATCTACTGTAATTAACTATCCTATATACTTGTTTAATAATGGAGATAAAGTATCTAAGTATGGTCCATATAAAGGATGGACTAAACTAGAAAAGTCATTACTTAAACTAACACCATTTAAGAATGTATGGGAACTTCAAGATCCAGCTATTAAGCGAAGATACTTCTAGACACAAATTGATAAATAAAAGTAAAGGCTACTATCCTCACGGACGGTAGCCTTTTTTATTGCTATGTTAACTGTGATATGTATAATTTAAACTTCTTCTAGAAGCTTAGTATAACTAGGCTCTAGAACGTCCTTTAATGGAACTGTTTCTATGCATTTGCCTGAATAGGAAATGTCATAGATATAATCTTCTATATCAATTCTGTTAGAATACTTCCATAACTTAAAGATTGCGACTTTATGTTTTGGAGTAAGACATCTATTACCACTATTCTTAAGTGCTTTAAATTCATGTCTAAAACACATTGGAACAGTAAAGATAGCCAAGTCATAAAAGACTCCATCTATCCTAATAGAATATCTATTATAGAAATTTCTATTTCTTTCTAACATTTGATCTAGTTGATCTACTTGTTTTATGGTATTACACTTAAATAGGATAAATAAATGATTCTCAAACCACGGGTAGTCTTTACTTTCATTGTACATGTTAACAAACATAGGACATTCAAGTAATTCATTATTATCCATAATCAACTGCGACATAAACATTGCAGTTTTATTTAAGTTCCTCAATTCCGTCATTCTCGTAGTATTCACGAGTATGTTCCCAATTACCAGAATTGATATGATATGATATTCCTTTTAAAGCGTCTGATATTACTTCTGACCTTTTGGATAACTCCTCAGGGTTCAACATATTGAACACTCTAATTTGATTATTACCATTTGTTTGAATAGCTATTATATATGCCTTCTTTTCATATTCAGACATATCAATATCTAGTTCATTAGTAAAATACCAATCTAGAGCTTCAAAGTAAAATTCAAGCTGCCTATAATAATCGTACTCTTCTACAGAATGCTTAAAGTTAAAAGCATCTGAAGTAGTTTTAAGGTCAATAAGAGTAACTACTTTATTCTTATGATCTAATATAACTCTATCAATAAGAGATTTACAGTCTATTCCTGAAGACGAATGTGTCCAGTTAATATGAAATTCATTATGACTTTCTACATCTTCGGGCCATAATAATTTCTTAGCTGCTACATGATTTTCTAGATTTGATTTAATGTTCTTTAACATATTCAAATCTGCAAAGGATATAATATTCTTAAAATTCTTAGTTCTAAGATATTTTATATAGTTAGTATAAGTATCTACTAATTTAGTAGCATCATCTAATACAACTTCATCCTTTTTACTGTTACTATAAGAGCTCCTATATGCTTTAATCTTTAAAGTGTCTACTGATTCTAGTGGTTCTGTAGACAATAGATTAGCATAGCATTCGCAGAAGGTCTTCTGCTGAGGTGCCTTAGGTGTATCAAAATCAAGTATTTCATAATCTTTCCAGAATTCCTCTGGCTGTAAAATGTACTCGTGGATCATAGTACCTCTTTCAAGAAACTTACCACTAAGTCCTTCCTCTTTATTATCGAGCATATCTCTTAGATATTGAGGTCCTTTATTAAGAAACCAACCTATCGCAGAATTTGAAATACGAGTATTATCTTCATAATAAGGAATTATTATTTCCATATTATGCAGCCTCGCATTTTTCAAGAACAGAACTGTTCATGTAGTTATTAAAGTCTTTAACTTCCTTTAATTCTTCTTCCCACGTTTTAATGCGTCTGTATGCAAAAAATGCACCTTTTGCATCACCATTGATTATGTTAGTCTCAAAATCTTCTTTAGCTTCCTCTAACATACGTTCTTGCTCGTTAAGAAAATTACACAACGATCTTCTGAACTTTACTTCAGATGCAAGATTCTTTACCTTTTTAATAATACTTTGTAGTACATTCATAATTTAAAATTTTTTCAACCTCTCAATTTTTTATCTTTCAAAAAACTGATTCCTCAGTTTACGTGTGAAATAGGGAGTAACCAAACTCCCTATCTCTATACTTTAATTCATTCTTATATTCTGTAAAAACTCTTCAAAATTAATTACAGGTATATCTTCGTCGTCGTCATCATCTTCTTCATAATCATCCAAACCAATTGCATCATTACAAGCTTCTCCATAAGAAGTATCTTCACAATCATGAATTTCTTCTTCAGTTGAATCAATTGGTTTTGAATTCTTAAGCTCAATGTTCATATCCTGAGCAATTACTGTATTAGACAGTTCAGGGAACATAAGCTTTTCATCGATAAATGATAAAATGTTATCAATAGATAACAAACGGAAGTTATTAATAATGAAATTATAAGTATTTTCAATTTCGTTCAAAGCAATACCTTTATCTCTAAGGATTTCCTTCAAGAAACGAGCATTATCGTTTGCTTCAAAGTGTCTCTTGTAACGAATGCGAGAACAGCGATTCTGTAAGAATTCACTAATATTGTTTTCATTATTACAAGTAAAGAGTACTAGCTTTTTAGCATTAGTCTGTACACCATCTAACCATCCTAACAGTTCCTCTGTATTCCAATGCTTATCTACTTCATCAAAGATAACTACTACTGGAGTAGAGAACTTACGGAAAAAATCATTGATTCT